TGACATGCTAGGCCTGCAAGACGATGACTCTTGCTCTGACCACATTAACTTTCAACAACTTACCCTTTTTTGAACCATGAATGAAGTTATGCTCGACCGCTGGCTCCTGGATCAACTCGATGAAGAATACGATGTGACCGAGATCGAACGCGATATGCCAGTTGAGGAACTGTCCTACGAGGCACGAGAACTGCTCTGATCTGCCCTATACTGATTACATCAGCAAAGGACACCACCCATGACCTACTCACACTACAAGATCGAGATCGACATGCCCGAGACCGAGATCCCCATCGTGTATTTCCGTAAGGTCAAGCGTTGCACCACTGCCAAGGGCATGGACCGTCAGCACAATCGTATGGTGAACGAGGCATGTGATGCCTGGCGTCAGTATGACTTCAAGCGTCTCACCGTGTCCCGTGTGCCAGCTGAGGAAGTGGCATGATCAGTCTCCCGAACCCCACCAAGACCCTCTATACTGATCTCAGTTCAGACAACGACATGACCGCCACCTTCGCCCAGTTCGCTTCCGAGCAAACCGCCCGCAACACCATTCACCTCAACATCGTGAAGTATTGCCTGATGCTGTGTGATGCTCTCACTCAAGATGCTCCTGATGGTTATGGTTATGACTTGAACTCTGATGGTCGTAAGTATCACAAGATCTACATGACCATCAACGGCAAGCGTGATAGTATCCACGCTTTCATTGACAAGAAGACTGGTGAGGTCTACAAACCTGCTAACACCAAAGCGCCTGCCAAGGGTGTTCGTTACAATCTTCTCTCTATTCCTTCCCGCGAAGAGATGTTTGAAAAGTGTGACTGGGCAGGTGGTTACCTCTACATGCGTTGACATTCCGCGCTTTCTCTGCTAAATTACTCTAGTTCATTCGCTTCTCCTCCAATGTCTGCTCCTCAGTTCTATATTGTTGCTGACGATCATGCTTTTGCCCTCGATGGTGATGATTTCTACGGTGCGCCTGTTAATCCAGACGGCACTGTGGATTGGGATTGTGCTTACGACTTCGATCCTAATGAAGAAGATGTGGACTATGTTGCTCACATGTGTTATTATCTGAAGCAAGCAGCGCAACTGCACATCGAACACGCTCAAGAGGTCTTTATCAAATGAACATGCTACAAGAGCACATCCGCGAGTTTATCAATCCTTTCCCTAATCGTTACACTCGTGGTCAGTATGAGATCCGTGTTCTCCCTCACGATGATCTAGATTATGATGGTGTAGAGAAGTTCTGGCGTCTCTTCAAGAAGTTTCCTAACGATTTTGCTGCTGCCGCTGTCTCTCTGCTCCCTGATGATGTAGAATTCATTCAATACGACCACCTCAACAACATCCTGTTCGCCAACAAACTCTGATCATGAGCACTGACACCCAACGCCTTTCTTACCAGCGCGATCTTATCTACGATTGGTGTACTGATCGTTTCAAAGAACTGATGGTAGAAGAAGACCATGACAGTGCTCTCGCTATTGCCGATGAGTTCTTTGAGTGGTTAGATCCTGAGCAAATGGAAGAAGAAGAAACCCTCTACTACAATGAAGAAGAACTCCTCCAACTCTACGCCCAACTCACCTCTGAGTGATGAACTGAAGAAGATGATCCTCAGTTACATGGAAGCATGTAATGCTGGGGATTATGCTAAAGCAGACAGCATCATGTTCTCCATCAGGAAATACAATGAAAGTCACTCTTGAATTAGGTGAAGATCTCCAACTAGAGTATCAGTCATGGTTGGATGTGAAACAATCGCTAGGCATCGAGCGTAGCATCAACAACTTCCTTTATTACACATACAACTATGGCACGTTCGCTAATCCTCGCAATCCTGATGACAATGATGATCCCAGCGTCTAAAGCTAAGGAAGCAGACATCAAGGGATATTATACTTACGATGCCATGGGATGTATGATCCTTCGTGAGTGTACTGATGGTGTAGTTGAGATCAAATCTGCTGCTGATGTAGGCAAATACTATCAGAAGTATGGCATGATGGAGCCAGTCCGCACAGAGTTCAATGAGATGATGACATCATTGGGCAAGGTTGGTGTCAAAGTATACATGGCACCTGAGAAGTATTTCCCTCCTGGTCATCGTGGTGTCTATCACACAGTCAGTAATAACTTCTTCCTCAATGGTACACTCGTGAAGCGTTATAATACTCTGATGAGTGTAATGAGGCATGAAGGATGGCACGCTGCACAAGATTGTATGGCAGGTAGTATCAAGAATAGCATGATTGCTATTATTAAACCTGAAGAGGCAGTGCCACCTCTGTGGCGTGAGATTGCAGAGAAAACATATCCTGCTAGTGCTGTACCATGGGAAGCAGAAGCAACATGGGCAGGTAAAACTGAAGGCATGACCATGAAAGCACTCAAAGCATGTGCTGATGGTAATATGTGGACAGTTTATGAACCGACACCACTCACACGCAAATGGTTGGAAGAGGAAGGTTTTATCAAATGACATACACTAATCAAGAACTAATTGATGCTCTAGTCAAAGAGTATGAGTGGTTATGCCATGATGACTTTGACCCAGAGGAAGATCCCACACCAGAAGAATACCTTGACGCAATCAAGGATCTATCCTATGATGAACTAGTAGAAGAGACACAGACTGATGACATCTTCACCCTTGATCAATTCATGAGGACATATTCATGACCTACGAAGCAGAAGTACAATTTAAGTTTGATGCTACCTTCACTCCCACCTATGGTACATCATCTTGGACTAGTGATGATTACATTCCTGAAGAGCATTATTTGATTACAGCACCTGCTGCTGATCTCAATGCCAAACAGTATTTCAAGTTATTTGAGAAATTCATGCTATGTGTAGGCATGGACCCACAATCCATTCGCTCTGGTGCTATGTCATTGGTATTCAATGACTGTGTGCGTGAGGAAGATCAGCGTAAAGTATGTGCTGAGTATGAACTCACCATGGATGAAGATCTTGACAAGAAGTATGAACAGTGGAAAGAGCGTGATGCTCAATGGGCAAAAATGAATGCTCATTATGAGAAGAACTTTGGTAGTGAACCGAAGATCAAAGGTGATCATATGCCACCATGGGGACATTCTGACATGGAAGCATTAGTTGACAGTGCTGATGGAGTAGCATGAGTGAAGACATTCAACAACCAAATGGAGATTTCCTAAAGAACTATCCTGATGTAACTCGTGTTGAAGTAATTACTGGTGAAGGAAGAGAGTTTGTAAGATACGAATGCTCTAATGTTCAAGTATCACTTCAGGATGACGGACAAACACTCAAAGTATTTCTCTTTACCACTTATGACTAATGAGTTTCGTAATGGTGTCGCATTTAGTATTGCCATCACGGCATTTGCTTTTGTAGTAATTGCCATGGTTGTTGGTAATAATAATATACCAATCGCTGAACCATCTGCTGATGTAGTTGGCACATACAAAGAGTGTGATATAATTAGATGGACCAACAATCAACTCGCTGAGTACAAGTATTTCCTTTATTGTGAGAAGAACAAATGAGTATCCCTGATTTTCAAACTGAAGAACATCAACAAGAGTTTGAACTGTTGTTCGAACAGAAAGCACAAGTGTACATCAACATGATGAACAAAGTGAAGGATATGATGTATGGCACTGGTGGTGGTAATTATTCCAACCTGCCTGGCACATGTCAAGAAGTCCTCAGAGACATCACGCAATCACTGATCTATGATACTGAGTATGCATTCAAAGATGCTCACCCAGAGTATAAGAATGGTGAGGATGAACTGTTCATTCCGTATCGTAGTTTCAAAGAGAATGTATTAGAAGCACTCAATGAAGCACTCACACCCTATGAGTTGCAATATAAGAATGAGTGTGATACACTAGCATGTGCGGACCATTTAGGCGATGATTGAGGTAACACAAGATGGCGAAAACACGTTCACAATCAGTTGGGACGAAAACGACCCCAACGAAAAGATGTTCAACACCTGGACAGAAGAAGACTTCATCAACGCAATCCAAGACAAACTCAAGTCTCTCGAAGAACTTGGCGTCCTTGACAACGCAACCGAAGCAGTCAACCAAATCAACGACCACATCGAAGACGAAATCGCCTACCAAGAATACATCCAAGCGTCCTACGAAGTCGGTCCCCACGACGAAAAAGACACCACGCTCTACGAGTTCATCGACCAGTCCGCAATCGAACTCTTCGAAGACATCCAAAACGCGGAAGACTTCCTCGCAGCAAGAGATCAAGATACAGAACAGTCGCAAGATCGAACTGTTCCCCCACCTGACATCTTTCCCCTATTTCCTTGATGATCTAACTGAAAAGAAAAAGTGTTGGTTTACCTGTGAAGAACATGCTAGAAAATACATTGAACGATACAACCCCCAATACAAACTATACTGTTACACTGGAGGAGGACGGTGATGAATGCATTCTCCCTCTACCAGATGAGATCCTAGATGAACTTGACTGGCAAGAAGGTGATGTGTTAGAATGGATTGTCAATGATGATAATACTATCACGATTAAGAAAGTAGATGATTGAATGTAATGCCATCCCATTGTTCCCTACAATGGTGCTACAATTCCAAATACCAAACTACAAAGATCTATTGCCTGAATTAAACAAACTCAGACAACAAGATACCAAAGGAATGAAAGCATCTAATATGGGTGGATGGCATTCTAACTATCAACCATTACCTGATCTACTCTCACCATATATTCCATTCCCATATACTTCATCACTAGCATGGTATATGGTCAATACTAATCTACAAGGTAATTACTCACACCAACATCCAAGAAATGATTGGGCAGGTGTATTATGGTTGAAACTACCACCAGATCCAGCACCACTAGAGTTTGAACATCCTGATTGCTTCGCACAATACAAAGCAATCAATTCATTCAAACCAGAACTACAACAACAGTATAATTATTACACTGTCTATAAGTTCACACCAGTAGAAGGGCAAATGTTAATGTTCCCTGCATCACTTAGACACAGAGTATATTTCTCTACTACTGATGAAGAACGCATCGCCCTCTCATTTAATCTAGCACTATGATTAGTACATTCTTTGTTCTCTCATTCACTATTCTTCTAGTAGCAACACTAGAATACACTTGGCCAGTAAAAGACGCAATTAAACGATTCAAATGACTGTACCATACTATGTTGAAGAACCTATCACATGGAAAAAGATTGAAGTCCCATATGATATTGTACAATACTGTGATGCATTCACTGTAGACGCAGATCGAGAAGATCTACGCTATGTTGACTGTGTATGGATGCATATGGGTTACTATGGTGTGCCCAAACACATAATGAAAGCAGTAAGAGAAGAATGGAACCCTAAAGTTATACCAGTATTTGAATGAGAGACAAAATCGTATTCGCCCTACCATTCATACAAATCATCATTGCTATCATTACACTATCAAGACTACCTGAACCACCACCACAATACTTCTGTCAACAACCAACATATGATCTACTAGTATGCAATCCCAACAGTCCAGTCAATTTAAACATGGTGGATTAGAACCATCAAGTATAAACATACTCAGACTAATCAGTGAACTGGAAGGAGCATACCAACTAACAAAGTATATGGCATTTGATGATGACAATGCTATCATCAATGATATGAAACAACGATACTATAAACTATACTACCAAACAGTTAAACAAGAGAAGAATAATGTATAGTGTACAGACATGGGATGAAGAATATCATATGGTAAGATACCATACAGTAGCAGATGCTATTGACTATGAAGATGCAGCACAAGTTGTAAAAGATCTCAACCCAGGGCAAAATGTAATAGGTGTTACGAAGCATCGTGCTATTGATAATCAATAAGAAAATTATGTAGTTTTCAAGGTGCTCCGCGCTAGTGATACCAATGGTTCTCAATAAGGAAGTCTTATTGATAATCAATAATAAGAAATGGTTAATTAAATAGGGTAAAGGCGCGGTGGAGATGTTGGCTTAGCACGCTACCTATCGAAAGTCAAGAACACATGTGCCAGTCCTCAAAGTGGCACAGAAACCCTCAGAGACCCTCCAAGGTGCCCTATAATACTGTCATGAGGCAAGGGGAGGACTTTCGAGTTTTCTCTAAATCTCAAAAATCCAAAAAACTGACTTTTTTAAGATTTTGAAAAAATGAGAAAACTTAAATTCTTGTTTTTTTAAGTTTTTTGGATTTTTAAACTTTAAACTTTAACAATTAACACCAAAAGACATGAAAACCTATCAAAATCTGAATAGTAGTGCTATTAATAGTATTACTATAGAGGATAATGTAGTTAAAGTAGTGTATAATAGTAATATAGACAAAGAATATACATTTGACTGTAAAGATACTGAACAATTCCAACAACAATTGAGTGAAGAATTGATCGATGTTGAGATGAACAATGGTAAAGGATCTGTTGGGCGATTTCTACACCAACAAGTCCGAGATGGTGCCCTTGTTCAATCTAAATAGTCACACAGTTTGAGTTAACATTCACCACAAATCATGGGCAAACGTTACAATCAGTCCGACAACCAAAAGTTTCAACAATTCGATGAAGAATTCGAAGACTTTGGTTATGAAGTAAAGAACATTCGAAGGCAGACTAAAAAGAAAGTTACCAAATTCAAGAGGGAAACGGACGAATACTATGACACTTATTGAACTGTCCACCTAATCCCCCATCTGTCCCGTTATCGTGTATTGTATACATGTTGACGGGATTTTTCCATTTTGACTATCACTGAGCGCAACCAAAAGTTATACGAACTGCGTGAGAGTTTGATTAAAGCACGGCAGCAAGTTGCCTGGATTGAACAAGAGATTTGGTTAACCAATGAAAAGTATAAGAACCAGGATCTCGATTTGTACAAAGAAATGTTCGGCACTAACTGACACTAACTCATTCATCACTAACTGACACTAACCATGCAATTCCAAGTTACACAAATTGAGTTCGATTTTGAGGATAGTCTCTATCCTATGACTGAGCAAGAATGTGCTGAGTTTTTTGATGATTACATCGGCACATTTTGGGAGGCAGATGATGGTGATGATCTCGTAGAAGAGATTACTGCTGCTGCAGGATATTGTGTGAAAAGTATAGACTACCGTATCATCCTGGATGATAACGATATGCCTGAATGTGAGTCTACCTTTGATATAGATTACACGACCCAGGACTAGGACAGTTGGCAGAGTGTCCACTTTGCCTCGCAGATCGTCCCCACCCGTGCCTATAATGTCTACATGACAAACAACCTCACTTCCTCCATGGTCCACCAGTTCGATCTGGATATCGCTCCCGCCCTTCGGGAGTACATGTGTTCTAACATGACTGATCTCAACGATTGCGTCGATTGGGTCTGTGATGTGTTCAGCGTGAACGCTAGCGACTGGTTAATCGATCGTATCGCTGACGAGTTCGAAGAGTTCTTCGGCATGTGACAATTGGGGGAGTGTCCACCATTCTCCCCATTGCCCCCCTGATCCTGTATTGTAGTTTCAAGTTCAAAAACCAACGACTTTCATGCGTAAAATCGAACGCCAAATGCTCAACGCTATCGCTAACAGCGACAACTGGCATTCTGCTAACACTCGTGTAGAGTTTGACGCTGACACTCAAGAGAGCAAAGTGTATTTGCACGGCAACCACATTGCAGATGTGGGTGAGAACTACATTCGCATCTTTGATGGTGGTTGGCAGTCTACTACCACCAAGTCTCGCCTGAATGCTATCTTCAGCGAGTGCGCTATTGCTGGCGAAGGTGTATTCCAAAAGAACTATCAGTGGTTTGTTCGTCTCTACAATGGCACTGAATTCTTTGTGACTGAGTTTCGTAACGGTATGAAGATGGGCGCTCTGTCTCATCAACTGTTGCTCTCCTGAGCGGGTCTTTCGTAACACTATCACCACACAATCATCATGACTGACAACATCATCGACCGCGACGAACTGCAAGCAAACTATATCAACACCATCTTGGATGGTATGGACATCAAAGACATGATGGCGCTTTTGTATGATCAATTCGATGAGAATTTGGACAAGTACACTGTAGATGAGTTGATTGGTGAGGTGAAAGAATACTACCCCGAATTGTTGGGGGAGTGATAACTTAGCACCTCTAATCTGTCATTCTCAATAGACTTTCTAATTGAGAATCGCGGCTCGAATTAGTACAACCACACTACCACGGCAAATGGCACATTACTCTATGCCCTACCTGCCCAAGGCAGAATGGCATCCAGTTGAGCAGGTGTCCACTCAACTCGCCAAACGCGCCATCTCTGCCCTTATACTGGTTACATCGAAACGCAAGACCAAATGACCAACGCCATCGCAGTTCAACCCACAGCATGGGGCAAGTTCGATCCTAACGGGTGCCTGTGGGCAAAGGACATGAATCACGCCTTCCGCCTAGGTCAGGCATGGGGTGAGAAGTGCATGATTTGGATGTGCCCTCCTAACGGTGACCCTATCAAGTGGTGCCGCTGTGATGAGAACACCAACGCCATCGCTGATCTCGTCTTTGGGGTTGCCAAATGATGCGCCTGATCATCCTAGCAGCGGTTGGCGTCCTATTCTGGACCAGCACCCCTGCCCGTAATGTGACGGCAGATGCACTGTCCACTGTTGAGCAGATTGTGCGCCCCTGACCCTGTAGAATACAAGGAACAAAGCAAACGACCGATGCCCGACCTCTCCCCCATCATCGACCTATTCCACCAACTGCCTGAGGGCACTGGCAAGGTCGCCCTACTGTTCGCCCTTGCTATGGGGTTTGGCGTCCTGTTCGCCATCAAAGCACCTGGCGGCGTCAAACCCGAGGCATGGATGAACTGGGACGATTGAGGCACTGTCCACCATTTCCCCCAAAGCGCCTCAAGACCTGCCATACTAAGAGCATGAACAAAACACCTGACCTCGCCGCCATCATGGCATCCTACACTCAACAGCACAACACCATGATGGCACGATCCGCTGCCAATCGCAAGGCGTTCGCTGAGGGTCGCCCTTTCCCCTTCCCTGCCCCTGAGTGCCAATCCACAACCTGGCACATCAGCGACCGCGACTGAGCGGCAGACCGACTAGGATACACACAACAAACAAACACAACGACATGACCAGCACCCTCTCCACTTACAACGGTTGGGCAACCTACGAGACTTGGAACGCTGCCCTGTGGATCGGCAACGATGAATTTCTTTACAACACCGCTAAGGCGTGTGTCGAGTTCTGCTCTGATGACGAGACCCCTTGGGATAAGTTCGTGCGCTGCATGACTGACGGGCAGATCGGTCGCCACCTCGTCAAGACTGGCGACGGCGTGGCATGGGACAGCGTGGCGATCGACGCTGATGAGATGAACGAGATGATGGCAGACCTCTGAGGGGTCGCCCCCCCCATGCTATAGTAACCCCATCACACACAGCACAGCATGACTAAGCGCCACCCCACCTGCTTCCGCCTCGCCTCTGACATCAGCACCCGCCAGACAGGATGGGTCAGCAGCAACACTCTACAGGGCACAGCACACAGCGCCTACATGATCGCTGGCGTCTTTGCAGAGCACCATGCACAGGAAGCGATCGACCGCTTGCCCACATGGTGACCCATCCTAGCACCTAGGCATTTCTCTACACTAACCACATGACAGACAAGCAACTCAAACGCTTAGCACTTGCCAACGGTTGGATTAAAGAACGCAATGGCAGTAAGCATGAGAAATGGATACACAAATCAGGCAATGTGATGACTATTCCATACAGACCTAAAGAACACACAGCACGACACATTGCGAGGCGATTGGTGACACTTAGCGCCTGACAGTAAGGTATACGGGGGGACAGTTAATTGCCCCCCCTTTGTTATACTTAAGGGCGCCAAGCGATTTCAAAAATCGACTACTTCCCTAACCTACAAAAGTATCCAGACGACCGATAAATATTCTTCGCAAATAAAAAAATTCCCAAAAAAATTCCCCATGAAAAAAGGTCAAAGAATGTCCCAAGGATCTCAGAGGGCAGAAGCGATACGTCAGAGGAATTCGATGAGGAGATTTTATGAATTCCAAAAAAATGTCGCCAGACAAAACCGCCCGAAAAAGTCATCCAATAAATATTCAAAGAATGATAGTTTCACTCAAATACTGAAAGCATTATGGAAAGTAATTTAAAAGATTTTGAAAAAATTCTAGAAAATTTCGACGCATTTTGTGATGAGTTCGAAAGTCGTGCAAGTGAAGCATTCCTAAGAGGAGATCAAAATGATGGAAGAGTTACTACAGCAGCAGCAGAAATTGGAAGCAGCACTCCTGAAGCTGTCCGAGAGGTTGCAGAACCTGGACCAGCGGATATCAGCCCTGGAGAGACCACAATTGATGTACAGGCGACCTCACAGTAGACAGCACGAATCTCTAAGTGATACTTTAGATTATCTACATAACAATGTAGAAGGAATTAAGAAAGATTTAGCAATCGTTGCAAAAGTAGTGTAATGCCTAATGTAGTTGGATCAGATTGTCTAGACACTCCAAGTGCTGCTGGATTGCCTTGTGTGTATCCTGCAGAGGAGATTGGAGGGGAGACTACTATCAGTCCCAATGTATACTTCGAAGGGGAGCAAGTAGAGCATTATCCAGTTGTTGAGAACATTGTGTTATCTTCGGTAGAGGGTACGCCAATTCCACCCAACACGAGTTGTCTCCCAGGCGATCGAGTGCTTGTACCCAGGGTTAACACGTCAGTGCATATCAATGGGAAACTTTTCGCAGTAAGTGGGGATGAGACTGTGCTGGTTTTTGCGCCAGGCACCCCGAGACCCTTGACAGGTCCTTACAAATATCCTACAATAGTAATTGGTTAACACACTTAGAGTTTTATGGCAAAAGCAAAGGTTGGTTTGGTAAAGTCGAACTACACCGAGGGTGCTCCGAAGAAGACCCGTCAAGGTCGTTCGAAGAACACTCATCTGGGTGCGAGTTCTCGTAATGGTCGTAAGAAGCGTTATCGCGGTCAGGGTCGTTGAGGACCGAAAGCGCCGAGCGGTACTCCGAAACTAAATAGTAAGAAGAGATAGCAACCTCTCTAAAAGTTCTGGAAACAGACTTTAGAGAGGTTTTTCAATGGGACTATTTCCAGTAGACAAAAGTGAAGAATTTATCGAAGAAGGCATGACACTCATTACTGAAACGGACAGTGATCGCCTTCTAGATGCCGCTACAAAGCGTCGTAGATCCAAGATGAAGGAAGAACTATACCCACTTCCCGAAGACCGCCTAGAACGCCCTTGTGGAGGGGCGGGCGGATTTGACGATTTTGTTGAGCGTTGGCACGAGTGAATAAATAGAAACAGCCTACTGCTGTGTCTCAATGCCGACCTTTCAGACATTCAAAGATCTGAGTGTAACATTTAAGAAGCATCCTGTTTCCAATGATTTGGTTCAGGTAAAAGACAAGGCAGCTATCGTTCAATCGATTACTGCCTTACTTCTTACTATGAAAGGAGAAAGACCATTCCAACCTCAATTGGGATGTAATGTTCAAAAGGTATTATTCGAACCACTTGATTATGGTAGTGCTGGACTAATCAAATCTGAAATCAGGAATACTCTGAACAGATATGAACCAAGAATTAGTATCAATTCTATCTTGTGTGTTCCAGATTTTGATAATAATGGTTTTCAAGTTGAATTGAAGTATACCATTGTTGGTAGAGAAGATGCACCAGTAGCAGTAGAATTCTTCTTAGAGCGCACACGATAATGCCATATACACAAGTTGCTAACTTAGACTTTGAAGATATCAAAGCTGCTCTGAAAGATTATCTCAGAGCAAATTCAGATTTTACTGATTATGATTTTGAGGGATCGGCATTATCCACTCTCATCGATACACTCGCCTATAACACCTATTATACGGCGTTTAACACCAACATGGTGGTCAATGAACTATTCATTGATTCAGCGACCCTCAGGGACAACGTAGTAGCGATTGCAAAGCAATTAGGGTACAGACCCAAGAGCGCAACCTCTCCTACAGCATATATTACCTTTACAGCAACTTATCAAAACGCTACAACTGATACTGAGTTGCTTTTGAAGAAAGGAACAGGATTTATTGCTTCATATGATAATAGCATTTATCAGTATGTTGTCGTTGATGATGTTACGGCACAGGTAGCTAACGGTGTTGCAACCTTTACTGATGTTCCTTTGAGAGAGGGAACTTTCCTTACTAATACATTCACCGTCAATACAGCACTCAAGACGCAAAGATTTGTTCTTGACAACCGCAACATTGATACTAACACCATTAGAGTGAAAGTTTATCCTGGTGGTGGTAGTTTTAGTGAACCATATCTAGTTGCAGATAATATTCTCGGTATCGACGGAAATTCAAAAGTATTCTTCTTAGACGAAATTGAAGATGAAAGATATGAAATTTTGTTGGGTGATGGAGTATTAGGAAAGAAACTTGAGAATGGATCTCGTGTTGAAGTCTCATATATCACAACTTCTGGACCATCTAGCAATGGCGTAAGGACATTTGTTTTCTCTGGTGTACTTGAAAACCCAAATGGTATTACTCCCAATGTTTCCGTTTCCATTGCTTCCACTACTCCATCCTCTGGTGGAGAGGAAATTGAGAGCACCAAGAAAATTAAATATACCGCTCCCAAGTCATATGGCACCCAGGACCGCGCTGTAACCGCCCAGGACTACGAAGCAATCGTTCGTAGGATATATCCCGCCACGAGCGATATTATCATCTTTGGAGGCGAAGATCAGGACCCTCCACAGTATGGAAAAGTTTTCATTGCATTGAAACCAAATGATGCAAGTTACTTAACTTCTCTCACTAAAAATGAAATTGTAACAGAATTAGAGAAGTATATTGTCGCATCTGTTGAACCAGTATTGATCGATCCTTCTATTCTATATGTCGAACTAACAAGTAAGGTTTACTACGATAGAACAAAGACTGACGAAACTCCTGCTCAAATTAGAGATAAAGTTATTGCTTCGGTTCAGTCTTATCTTGATAATTCTAATACAGAGAAGTTCAATGGCAAGTTTAGATACAGTAAAGCAATTGGTGTTATTGACGATGCAGATCAAGCAATTAATTCTAATTTAACTTCTGTAACAATGAGGAAGGATTTCTATCCTCAACTCAATTCAACCTTCTACTATGAGATTTGTTACCAGAATGCTTTTGATGTTGATTGTGACGATCCAGTCCTTTCCACAACTGGGTTTAGGGTAACTGAGTATCCCAATTTTGATGTCTATCTTGAAGATAGGGATGGCAAAATTGTCCTATATAGACTAGATAGCGTAACTGGTGAAAAGGTTGTTCTTGACAGCGAAGTTGGCGATATTGATTATTTAAAAGGTGAACTAAAAATTTATAATTTAACTATCATCAAAGGTAGTTTCTTTGATAATCGCATTTCGGTTAGAGTAAAACCACTTTCTAATGACATTAAGGCACTCCGCGAGGTTTATCTTGATGTTGATGTTGCCAATTCCTCATTCACTGCATATAAAGAGTAAGTAAATGCCTGCTGTAAAGACTAAGAGAATTTCCACTCTAATCGAATCGCAGCTTCCTCAATTCATCAGTACGGAGTATGAACTTTTCAGTAAGTTTGTGCAAAAGTATTATGAAGCACAGGAAGTGCAAGGTGGCACTTTGGATGTTATCAACAACCTCCAAAAATATGCAGACATTGATTACTACGAAAAGAACATCCTCAAGCAAAATGATGTTCTAGTAACTTCTATTACTGATAGCGACACAACCATCGTTTTAGAGGATGCACAATCATTCCCAGAAAAGAATGGTTACGTCAGAATTGATAACGAAATCATTTTTTATGCTACCAGAACAGATACAGAACTACAAGAGTGCTCTAGGGGTGTTAGTGGTAACACAACTCTTGGTGATCTGTATAATTCAAGCAACTTTAGCAGTACAGAAGCAGCACCTCATAATTCTGGACAAAAAGTATATAATGTAAGCAATCTCTTTCTTTATGCGTTAGTAAAGAATTTTGAGAAGCAATATCTTGGTTCATTTCCAGAAAAATATTTAAAGGGGGAAGTAGACAAGAGAACATTAATCAAGAATATCTCTAAGTTCTACAAGGCAAAGGGAACAACCAGTTCTATTAAGTTTATCTTCAATACAATTGTTGCTCAAGATATTGACAACAAACCAGAAGTATATAAACCAAAAGATTACACATATAAGTCATCCAATGCTGATTGGATTAATGTATATGCACTTAAGTGCAAACTAGTTTCTGGAAATGTTAACGATTTAATTGGCAGACAAGTAGTTCAGACCGAGACATCTGAGTATGGATATGCCTCTGCAACGGTAGATAATGTTTCTTCAGATGGAACAAGAGACGAAGAACAGATTGTCAATTTGGTTCTTGCTCCAGAAACTGTAAATGGTGAGTTTTTTGTTTCCACAAAAACTAAACTGGAAAAAACATTATCAGGAACTGCTACCACTGGCAACAGGATTGATGTGTTCTCAACGTTAGGTTGGGACAAAAAAGGTTCTGTTTTGATTGGTGACGAAACAATTGACTTTGAAGAGAAAACAGCAACTCAATTTATCATTAAGAATAGACAACCATCTGGTGCTGTTATTCATACGGCGGGAACTTCTGTATACAAACCAGTAAAAATTTCTGGATCTGGTGTTACTCTTATCATTCTTGGTGTTGTATATAACCTCACACCAGAAGATGCTCAACCATATTCCAGTGTTGGTGATAGAATTCAAGTTTCTGCACCTGGATTTATAACTGCTGATCCAAAAATTGTTTTTAGCGGAACCAATCAAACTCGTTGGTTGTTGAGCACTGGAGCAGATGTAAATGTTCCAACTTTGCCATCTGTAGCAGCATCTCTCAATGAAGTTCCTACAAATGTTACTTCTATTCATGAAGATGATCAATATTACTATGTTACCTCATCCAGTTTCCCATCACACAAGATTTTAGACGGTTCTACTGTCAATGAGCAAGTTCTAGATCAAAAAGTCTTGCGTTTAATTAGAAAGAGAGCAACAACATCCACTGAAAGATATCAAACACCTAAAGCAGATACTGGTATTCTCCTCAACGGTGTTCGTACCTATAGTTATAGAGACACTGACAGCGTAAGATTTGGCAGACTAGAAGAAATTAAAATTGACATTCAAGGTAGAGGTTATGTAAAACCTCCATTTGTTTTAGTCGATGAAGTTCCAAATAAGGCAAGAGCAGTTCTTGCTGGTCAAGTAGTTGAGAGAGTTATTGTTGATACTAATGATATTTTCCCAACAACCCCAGAGATTACAATTACTTCTGGAAGAAGAGCAGAAGTTCGTGCTATTGTAACTGGAGGAAAAGTTACAAGTTTAGTTATCGACAATCCTGGTGAATATTATTCTTCTCCACCTATTGTAAGAATTAGGGATAATGCTGGTAGAGGAAGATTTGCTAATTACGAGGCAATTGTTGATGGCGATGGAAGAATTACAGATTTCGAAAAAATTGATGAGGGTAACTTCTACACTCAGCAAACTGTAATTGTAGACATTATTCCCGTTGGAGAAGACGCTACTGGCATTCCTCTCCTTAAAGAATGGAATTTCAATAGATTTGAAAAGTTAAAGAATAATCTTGATACAGAGAATGGTTACATTTTCCAAAATTATAACAATGCATTAGAATATGGATATGGTTATGTTGCCAATCCAAAAGCTTTGCGTGTTGCTTTAAATGATAACTTGAATAGTGCTGGAACAGAACCAGCAAATAAAGTTCACTCTCCTATCATTGGTTTTGCTTATGATGGCAATCCAATCTATGGACCTTTTGCACATCAAAATCCACTAGATCCACAATCTTCTATTGTTAGAATGACATCTGGTTATTCTATCAAAAATTCTCGTTCTGGTGGTCCTTCTGTCAATACGTACGCACTTGGATCTTTTATCGATGACTATGAGTATACTCATCGCAACGGATCACTAGACGAAAACAATGGAAGATTTTGCATTACCCCAGAATTTCCAGAAGGAATTTATGCTTATTTCCTTACTATTGATAGCAATCAAGTACCACAGTTCCCTTATATCATAGGTGCAAATTTCTATTCTCTCCCAGTAGACAGCAATTATAATTCTGACATCAATCAGAATGATATTCCAAAGAATGCAAAGAGATATTATGTTCCTGGCATGTCTAGGAATGGAGAAGGTTTAATTGCGAGCATTTCTGATGTTTCATCGGGAACTATTGATAATATTGATGCTGTTAGATCGTCTTCTAACTTCTCTGTAAATTCAAAAGTATATTTTGACAACCAAGGAACAGAAGGTTCCGAGGTAGAGGCAAATGTTGCTTCTGTTAAAGGTAAGTCTGTCAATTATCTACAAAGCAAAGAGACAAAGGTAGTAAAACTTACAACAATTCAAACGGCATTCTTATTTGCTGATGATACACTAAGACAACCATCTTCTGGAGCGTCTGGTAGAATTGTTGGAACTGTAGCAAGTGACAATGTAATCGTTCTCAAGGAAGTTGTTGGCACTTTTGATACCACAGGCACATTCTCTGCTGATATCAAGACTTTCTCAATCTTGGTAGATCAAGATAGTTCATATACAGAAGGTGCTATATTAAGTTTAACAGATGGTGTTAACACACCAATTGCTACAGCAGAAGTATTAGAAAGCACAAATCGCCAAAACGTCGTTAAAATCAAAGTTCTTACAGGAACTTGGATTGTAGATGAAGATTACTTTATTCAGTCTAGCAATCTATTCAACACCATTGGATCCAGAATTGTAACTCTAACTTCACTCAGCGACAACTTAGAACCATTTGAAGTCAATCAGAGTGTTGCTTTGATTGAAACTGATGTCGCACATGGTCTTGGCATTGGAGACAAAGTAACTATTGATGTCAATCCAGACGATACAACAAAGACAAAGACATATTACTTGAGAAAGAGATTATATCAAGAAGCAACTCTTATTGCTCCCATTGTAAGAAATGAAGTTGATTTCACTGGTATTGGTAGATATCAAATTTTAAACGGTGGTGCAGACTATACTGCAGGGACTTATACTAGTGTTCCTCTAACAGGAGGTTCTGGGTCTGGAGCAGAAGCTTTAGTCACTGTGACGAGTAACAATGTTTCGAAACTTACTGTTTCTGGAACACATTCTGGATACAAAGATGGTGTATACAAAAATATTCCCCTTAGTGGCGGAAATGGAACTGGACTTCTTGCAAACTTTTCTATCGAAAGTGGAGTCATCAAGGACAATGTTATTTTCGTCAAAGAAGGTGGATATGGTTATACAAACGGAGATTTCTTAATCCAAACCTTCCCAGAATTTATGTTGGTTAGGGATGGTAATGGAGATCTTATCAGTCAAGATCTAGAAATACTTGCTACAGTATCAGCAGGAGTTTCTTCTATAACTTTAACAAATCCTGGAAGTGGATACGCAAAAGGAGATTATCTATCTATAGATGATGAAAGTCTTTCTCGATCAATTGCGTCACAATCGATTTCAAGATTTACACTTTATGTTGATCATGTAGGAATCTCTAGAAATTCTTCCGCACTGCAAGTAAAATCTTCTATTGGATTTGCAGAAGGTGACTTACTTTCCATTAATAATGAAGTTGTGGAAGTTCAAACAATTACTGACAACACATTATTTGTAACTAGAGGTCTTGAAGGAACTAAATCTTCTGATCACTATAACGGCGATGTTGTATCTCTATACAAACCAAGATACAACTTCGATCCAAACTTCCAAATTTTTGCTGGTGCTAACTCTGGATATGTCCAATCATATGATAGAGAAACCCAAAAAATTGTAATTGTTTATGATTATGCTACTCAGACAACAAATGCAAATGAAGTAACTCTAAGTTCCAGTTTCTTCGATAGCAGCAGTCCCTCCAGACTTGTTGCTGTGAGATCTGCTGGTGATTTGAATTATAAGTTTGAATTCTCAGAAGATAACATATCATTCACTCCAAATCCAAATATCAATATTCAAGAGTTCTACAAGTATGTTTTTGATACTTCACACTCTTCTTTGACTGGAACATACTTTGATATGTCCCCAAGCAGAAGTTTTAACTTAGAAACTGTAGAGAAAACAGCATCTACAATTCTTCCTGGAAATGCAGGATCATTTACTGATGTCAAGTTCGGTTTTGGTGCAAGACTTGCTGGCAATGCATATCAAACAAAAACTGGCACTAACTTTACCAATTTCTACTATTATGATAGAAAAGGTATTGTTCAGGCAGATGGTGCTTCTCTAAAAATAATTACAGACCCACTACAAGGAGTAAAAACTCTCAATTATGTTACCCCAACTCGTTTTGTTTATGATATTAATAGCGAGCCTCTTTGGGATGGTTCTGGATCCATTTCTTATACTACTACTGGTCAGTTCGCTATTGGTGAAATCAATTCATTTGCAATCACAAATCTAGGATTAAATTACAAAAAAGTTCCAGCAATTAGCGGCGTAGATTCAAATGAAAACTTCAGAGCTTCTGCTACTGTTTTATTTGATATTCCTACCAGCACTATTGTTGGTATTAGAATTGACGAGAAAGGATCAAATTATGTAAATCCAAAAGTTATTATTACCAATGGTGATGGTGTTGATGCGAAGTTTAAAATTGTTGTAAGAAATGGGGAGATTTTCTCCATTACTATTGATAATCCTGGTGTTGGATATACCTTTGCTCCAGAAGTTGCTATTGTCGAAAGTGATGTTGAAGCATTTGCAGAAAGTCAAACTGTTGGTATTCCGAGAAGTATTTCTATTGTTAACAATGGAGGTGCATTCCATAGAGATAGAACAGTAGCATCGACATTTAATACCAAATCAGTTTTATCACTTTCCAACTTCAATGGAGATTTTAGTAAAGGTGAAATTGTAGTTCAGAGAATTGGATCTACTGAAGTCGCTCGTGCTAGAGTATCTGAATGGAGATTTGGTTCGAACTTATTGAAGGTGGAGGATGTAGAAGGTATCTTCAGAGAAAATCAAACTGTCCAGTCTCTAAATTCTCCAGTATCTGCGACAATCAAAGCAATTTTTGTAAGCACATTTGCAGAACAAATCACTGGTTTCTATGACAACATTGGATATTTCAAGTCCGACAGAGGAAAACTTGGAGTATCAAATCAGAAGATCTTGGATAGTTTCTTCTATCAAGACTACTCATATGTTGTAAAATCCAAGACACCCATTGGTCAATGGCGTGAATTAATTAAGTCCACAACTCACCCCGCTGGATTTAAACTATTTGGTCAAGTTGATGTTGAGGCGACGGCACCAGTTGAGATGCCAGCAGAAACACCAAAAGCATCTCATTTCTCAATTATTCAACTTTGGGATCCTGCAAAAAATAAAATTACTGTAGAGAACACTACTAGAACTGTTACGCAGATTGTTCAAAAGGTAGAAAATCAAAGAATTCGTAGAGGATTTGGTTCTGCTGCTACTAGTGAGTTCTTGTTCAATGAAATGCGTGCGTTTGAAGTATCACTTGATGCTCCTTTCGATGGATACTATGATACCGATGGCAGATTGCAGGGAACAACATCATTCCAGATTTTAAATGACAGCGGAGTTCCATTTAGTCCATATAGTGACAAAAATCTAGTAATTAGTCTAGATGGTGTACTACAAGAACCAGGAGTTGCTTTCACTGTATCTGGTGATCGTATCATCTTCAGTCAACCACCTCTTGGACCATATCAGAAACAAACTGGTGAAGGACAGTCTGATATTACATATTATAATGGTGTTACTTTCTATGGAAAGTATGTTGCATTTAAAGATAATCAGTATAATGCAAGATACTTCAAGAAAATTAGAAACATTTTCCAACGTAATGGTAGGTGGTTAGATGCTGCTAATCAGGTTGAGAGAAATCGTCAATTCATTGTCGAAGAAACTATCGGATATGCAAAAGCAACATATCCATCTTTAGATTGGAGCACAAAGCAAGATGATTATGAAGTAAACATCGGTTCTATTCTCGATGCATATGAGCACGATCTTAGATTTGGTGGAAACATTAAAACTGTAGACTACACTTCCATCTTCAACACAGATAGCGATTATCTATACATTCAAAACAATAGATCTCAATCTACTGGTATCTTTAAGTATGCAGCAAGACTAGCAAAACTTGCCATTAGAAACTGGGATTACACAGACAGCAGTGTAATATACATTCAAGGTTCTAGAACTATGAATGTCACTGATACTGAGAACCTCGCTATTGGTATGTTTGTAAGTTCTGGCAGAGCATTCCCATCTGGAACTTACATTGTTTCTATTGACAGTGCAACACAAGTCACTTTAAATAACAGTGCATTATCAAACTCTTCAGGTGGCGGCGGAGCTCCAGCAGGAACCACTTTGTTGAGTGGAACAGCAACTGGAGGATCCTTTGCTACCAACACAGGTGCAGTTGCTCCTGGAAATACTTTCTCTGTTCCTCCTGGCTTTACAGTTACTGCACCCGTATCCTTCTCTGGAACTGATCAGGCAACGTTCTCATGGAGTGGCATTAACAACGGCACTTTCTATGATGCTGCTAATTTAATTGCAGCAAACAAAGCATATATTCAAGAAGAAACTATTGGATGGGCAGAAGCAACATATCCTGGTGTTGATTGGAATTCAAAAGGAACTAAGTGCCAAAGAGATCTTGGTTTCTTAGTGGATGCATATGTCTATCATCTCCGTTTCGGTGGAAATGAAAAAGTTGTTGAGTTTGGACAACTATACTATGTAAAAGCAAAATATCCAGAATCCGAGAACTTACTATTCATCAACAATGAACTAACAGAAAGTCTTGCTGCATTTGAGTATGCAAAAAACTTGATGATCCAAGCAATGAGAAACACTCTTGGTGCTGGAATTTATACTGCTATTACACCAGTCGTTGACAACAATATTCTGGTTGACAGTCAAAGTCCTTTCTGCGCTGAAGTAGAAAGTGCCCTTGACACTTACAATAGTATTGTTGACACAATTCTATCTGAGGGTAAGGGTCTAGTTAGTAAAACAAACCAAAATCCAAATAAGGCAGGTAACTGGTCACAGACACTAACCTATTCTAATTACAATATTATTGGTGATCCTCTACTTCTAGCACAAGAGTGTAATGATGTAATTTCTTCTGTCGATTCTTTGACTTCAAACGTTGATGATATTCTACAGCAAGAGGCAGTTACCAGAACACTCCCAGATTATATTGATGGTGAAACTAAAGAATTTGAGTTGTATTGGGAAGATGGTTCCGAAGTAATTGTTGAAGAAGATGAAGATCTATTCTTGACAATTAATGCTGTATTGCAAAGACCAAAGTATACAGAAAACTTCCCACTATTTGATGCATACTTTATTGATAGAACTGTAATTCCAAACATCATCAAATTTGATGTTGCTCCAATTTGGGATCAAGACTTTAGTGCCAAGAGTATTGGTGAGCCAACAGCAGTTGAAAAAATTGTTGGTGTTGGTGTTGGCAACTACAAACGCCTTACAATTGATTATGATTTGGTTGATGGAATTAGGAATGGTCCATTCTTAATTTTGGATGTTATCGATAACACCGTACAAAATGTAGAATCGGAAGATAACTTATACGTCTTCCTAGATGGCGTTTTACAAAGAAAAGGATATTCTTATACAATTTCTGGTCCAAACATTTACTTCAATGTTCCCATCCAAAAGGAAATGAAGATTGACATGAGATATCTTTATGGAAGAGATGTTGGTCAGATTTTGAATATCTACGATTTTGCACCAGATACTTACTATGCTAGAGGAAAACTAACAATTTCTGGATTAACATCTACAATCATTAATGAGTTTGGAACTTATGCTTGGATGGGAGACAAGATTGGAAATCTAATTCACCTATGGCAACAGAGAGCAGATGGAACATTTAATATTATTGGTGAAGTTTCAAACTTCTTTAATAATGCTGGAACTATTGAATTTGATGTTAAATCTCAAAATGGATACATCGAAGACGGATTAGATTTTGTATTTGCAGTTAAGGGTCGTTATGACATTCAGTATACTATTAGTGATAGTGATATCACATCATCAGCATTATCTTTGAATACAGACGATGATGGAAGAAAAATTCTGAAAGATGACAGTGCTCTCTGGAAAGGAACTATTATTGGAAAATCTTACAGAAATCCATTTGTATATCTTGCAAATGGTGACAAAATTCGCGTTGAAGGAGAAGAAGGATTTAGATCTGTAAAACAACTTCCAGCAACTGCAACTAGCAAAGATGGCAGAGATGGCAATACTCTATCTAATGAAATCTATGCTGCAGTATCTATTGAAACATATACTGGAATAACAAGAGGCGAAGGTCTTGCCGTTGTTGCTATCATGGAAAAAGATAGCAATGGTAATCTTACTGGTAAGATTGAGAGGTTGGAGTGGAACCAACGTAGTTATGATCCTATAACTCAACCAACAGCATATCAATATTACACACCACCAGTTATTAAATTTATTCCTAAGACTGGAAGGGGCGGTGGTGCTAGAGCAAACGTTCTGGTAAGTAAAGGACAGGTAATTAGTGTTGATTTGATTGATGGTGGTTCTGGTTACGAAGAAGCGCCCATAGCGGTTGTTTCTAGAAGATATGAAATTCTCTCAGAAAGAGACATCGGCGTATCACTTATTAATATTGCGGTCAATCCATATGTTGAAACTGCTGGTATAATTATATCTTCAACTGTTGATCTTATCAGTTTCCCACCACCACTGGGATTTGCAACATCTGCTATTGTTGCAGATAGTCCCAAAAAGGTAGACTGGGAACTAGAAGAAGAAATTCAGTTAGAAGAGGAAGTTGGAACTAACCTTTCCGCTGGATCTAAATTATTAAAGTATACTGCTCCACTGAATACCACAGTAGAGAAAATTGATGTATTTAAAGATGTTTGCGAATATGTTTCTATAGTTGCTACTCCTATTGAAGATATTACATCAACTTCTGTTGTATCTGCTAGTAGACAGATTACTACATCTTTACAAAATATTATTCTTAATAACGCTATTGATAATATTAACTTCTTTGAAGTTGGTGCTTATCTACAAATTGATCTTGAAGCTAGTGAAAACATTATATACATTGCAGACACTAGCAAATTTAAGACTTCTGGATATTTGTTAATTGGCGACGAGGTAGTTTACTACTATCGTAAGATTGGTGATCGTTTCCTCAAAGTACAAAGAGGAGAGCAAAATACAATTGCTCAAAACTGGGTTGCTGGAACTTTCTTACGTCAAATCCCAGATCCAGTATCCGTGGTTTATGGCGGTGTAGTAGTAATTGAAAGTGAGAGTGGAGTAACCACTGTCAGTGCAAGCACCACAAGTCGTGAGATCGAAAGAAAAACTCAAAGACAAATTTCTTCGCCAACATACTCAATTGCAACTCCAACAAAAGAGATTATTGGTTCTGTAATCGCTGCTCCTATTCAGAATACAGATATCGCAGTAACATTTGCTGGTTTTGTTACGATTGAGAGTGATTTCGAAATTACTACTTCAGATGTTTCATCTGTGATTGAATTAGAGATTCAGAAGATCACTACGATTTCAGATAGTCTGATTGTTAATAGGGAAGTCATTGTTAAACCACCCGAAACTGGATTTATTGATAGATATGTCGAAGAGGTATTCTTCACTGATGAAATTATTTTGAGAGGTGGATCTACAATTCAACTAGCATCCAAAGATGTCACACAAAGAAACGGAAACGTAGTTATTATCAACAACTTCACATTTGTTGTTGGACAAATTGATTATAGAGGAGATTACACATTAGCAAAACTAGGACCTTCTATTGGCAATTTTGGTGATGTATTTGTTGACAGTGGTGTCATGAGTGTTTCTGGAATTGCGATTGGTGATATGGCAATTTATTACCCCGCACTGACAATTGGAGATTTTACCGAAAGACATAGTTCTAGTTACATGAAGTCTGGTAGAGTCTTTAGATTGGTTCGCCCATCTATCAATAATCCAGTTACTCACAGTGCATTTACTGGAACTATTCCATTCATTCTGAATGTCAATAACACTGCATATTTCCCAGATAGTGGTCATCTCTTTACTGCACAAGGAACTCTCATTTCTTACACCAGTAAGTCAAATACATCTTTCAATAGTTGCACAGTCATATCTGGACCAAATACTATCTCAAGTGGCGATGAAGTGATACCGTTTGCAATTAACTAAATAACTGCATAAATATAAATAACTCAGGCACAAACTACAACGTCGGACAAAGAAACCCATGGCTGCTATTATTTCTGATAAGTTTCGTATTTTTAACGCGAAGCAATTCCTAGAATCTCTCACTGAGGGCGCGACTGACACTAGTGCAGAGCGTTCACGAATGTATTTCTTCGTGGGTCGTCCACAACCATGGAGAGCATACCTAGAAATTTATTCCAAGAATGCTACTTCTTTTACAATTGGCGATGAAGTGTATGTAGGAACATATGGTTCCACTACTTTCCGTGCCACAATTGCTGCTGTTTATGATAGCGCCCTTCTTCTAACCGACGTTTTTGGCAGCAACGGTGTTAACTCTGCTCCAGCGTTGGGATCTGATCTTAAGTGCCGCACTGGCGGATCTGGTGGATCCGATACAGGTGCTACTGCTAAGTCTGGTGTTTATCGTTATGCAACCGAAGATGTTCCACCTCTCCCACTAGACAATCAGAGAGAAAAAATTGCTCTATATGACGAAATCATTGCTGCAAAGCGCATTAACGATGCTTTCGCAAGAACAGTTATCCGTCGTTACAACTGGGATCTAGTTGCCAATCCTAAGTTTGACATGTGGAAACCAGATTATGCAGATACTCCTGGCGGTGGCGGTCAGATTGGTAAGCAAGCCGCAACTGGTGCTGCTTCTATCGCTGATGCTAAGTTCTATGTAATGAACTCCCAATATGAAGTATTCAAGTGCCTATTCAATGGCGAAAATCCTTCAAACACAACTGGTCAAAACGCTACGGAAGAACCATCCACTGGCGCTCCTAACTACGATGCAGGAACAGGTCTCTATACAGAAACCACTGGTGCTGGTTACATCTGGAAATACATGTATACCATCCCAACAGATGATGTTCTGAAGTTCTTGTCTTCCGACTTCATGCCAGTCGTTCTTCGCAGCAACACTTCACGTCAAGCAGTTGAAGCACTAGCAGTTCCTGGTGCTATTGATACAGTAGTTATTGAAGATGGTGGAGCAGGTCTTCCAATTTCACAAACTCTTTATACTGGAATTAAGGGTGATGGTGTAGGTGGAGTTGTAGAACTAGTAACTAATGGTTCTGGCACTATCACTTCCGCAAGCATTCAGTCTCGTGGATCTGGATACACCTATGCAAACATCCTTCTAGAAACTGGTAATCTATTCAGTGATGCTGGTTTGACCAATAGTGTTAGCGGTTACAGTGGAAATGCTGCACTAGAAGCAATTTTACCTCCTCAAGGTGGTCATGGTTCCGATCACGAAACCGAATTGAATGGTAAGCGTGTAATGACCAATATTCGCTTAACTTATGCAGAAGGTGCTGGTGACTTCCCAGTTGATAATGACTTCCGTCGTATTGGTATCATTGCAGATCCGCTATCCTGGGGAACAACTACATTTGCAACAGCAGATACACTTTCTGGTCTGAAAGCTGTCAAGATCACTGGTGCTAGTGCAGACTATGCGGTTGATGAAAAGATTTTCCAAACTGTAGCAGGTGGATTTGCATACGGAACGGTCGTTTCTTGGACACTAGACAGCGGTTCTACAACTGACGGTGTTCTTAAGTATATTCAAACCAATGATGCTCACACAAATCAGGGTGTTGTAAGAGCATTTGAAAGCAATGGTGCTAATGCTATTACTGGAGAAAGTTCTACAGCATCGGGTTTTGTCTCTACTACTTATGCTGGTGCTCTTCTGGGATCTACTTTTGCTGCAGGTCTAGCATCCCCCGAAATTGAGAATAACTCTGGTGAGGTTATCTACATCGAAAACCGTCGTCTTATCACTCGTGCTCCTGACCAGATCGAAGATATCAAACTAGTTATCGAATTCTGATTTATTGGACATTATCAAATCCTCCCAGCAATGGGGGGATTTTTTTTATCTCTACTAAATACTAGGGACTAGATACTAGTAGTTGGCGGAGTACAATGCCTCAGAAGACTAACCTCAATGTAAATCCTTATTACGAGGACTTTGACGCGAATAAGAATTTTTATAAGATTCTCTTCCGTCCTGGGTACTCTATTCAAGGTAGAGAATTAACTCAAGTTCAATCTATTCTCCAAAACCAGATCGAGAGTTTTGGTAAATATGCTTTCAAGCAAGGAGAACAAGTAATTCCTGGTGAGGTAGGTTTAAACACAAAATTAGATTATGTAAAACTATCGTCAGTTTCGGAAGTCGCCGTTTCTGATGGCACTGATATTGTCTACAAAAAGTATGATATTACTCAGTTGGTTGGACAGCAACTCCAAGGTCTCACTTCTGGCGTTGTAGGAACTGTTTTGTCTGCAAAGTTAGCAACTGAAAGCACCGCAGATACAGTTTTTGTTAGCTATATTAATAGTGGTAACTCAAACATTGAACCAACTTTCCGTCAAGGTGAAACACTAGAAGTAGTAGATGGTGTTAATACTCCACTTCTAGTTGTCGGAACCGATGGTAGTGTTCTTCCTACGAGCATTCTAGTCACCAACCCAGATACAGGAGAAGTTATTTCCCTAGAAAGTCCTGCAATGGGATTTGCTTCTGCAGTCAAAGTGCAGGAAGGTATTTACTTTGTTAATGGATATTTTGTTAGAAATGAAGAGCAACTTCTTGTCATTGAAGAATATTATGACAAACCATCGGCAAAAGTAGGATTTACAATCAAAGAAGAGATTGTAACTCCAGAAGCAGATGCTTCTCTATATGATAATGCAATTGGATCTTCTAACTATACTGCACCTGGAGCACATAGACTAAAAATTAGTCTAGAGATGAAAGAGTTTGCTTTAGATGCAATCACCGACAAGAACTTTATTCAGCTCCTCACAGTTAAGAGAGGAGTTGTTCAAAGAAAAGTTACTTCTACAGACTTCAGTGTTCTTGAGCAAACTCTTGCTCGCAGAACATTTGACGAGAGCGGTGATTACGTTGTAGATAATTTTGATATTGATATTCGTGAGTGGGCACAAAAAGACGGCAATAAAGGTCTTTATGGTGCCGATGAGTTTGGTCTTTATAATGGATACAGTGCTAGCGAAGCTTCCAGAAAAATGGTTGCTAGCATTGGTCCTGGTAAAGCCTATATTAAAGGATATGAAATTGTAAACAAAGAGACCAAGTATCTTGAGATCAATAAAGCAAGAGAAAGTCTGACCAGTGATAACATCACACTAAAAACAAAAGGTCTCCCAACTTTCTCGGTTACCAATGTTTTTGGTAGTGTTCCACTAAACAAGGAAGGTTCTGATCTTACGGCATATCCAGATATCTTCCTTTACAGCACTTTCTCTGATGGTTCTATTGGAGTAAATGGCACAGAGGCAACTACTGACCACAGACAAACTGTTTCCAGAAGAGGTCTTACATTTACAGCAAATGATGCTATTAAGACTATCACTTTAGATGTTCTTGGTCTTAATGGTCAACCTACTTTAGGTGCATTGACAGATGCCAATTTCCAAACAAATTATAAGACACTCTATTTTATCAAATCTAGAAGTGCCGATGGCACAGCAACTGATATTGGAACGGTAACAACTCTTGCTTATGCTACTATCAATAGACCTGGAATTAGTGATAATGCAAACAAACAATTCCTAGAGCTTACTGTATTTGGCAATAAAGCAGAATTGGAAAATCTGCTCCTTGAATATGATGAGGGAGATTCCGAGAAGAAGAGAAAGATCTTCCTTTCGAATGGGGACGCTCAGGACAATGATGATTATTGGGCAGAGGTAGTAGATTACAGAGGTTCAATCACTCCAGTTATTGGGAAAGTAAAACCAAGCAACTTCTTCCTTAAGAAGAGAGGAGAAGGATTTAATTCGGATTCTGATGTTGTTTTATCAAAAGGTCGTCTTGGTGGAGGATCCGAGACCTATAATAGCATCTTTGGTTTCTCATATTTTGATCCACAATTCTTTACGAGAATTCTATTAGAAACTGTTCCTGCTGGATTTGATGAAGGTAAGTATGTATTTGGTTTAGAAAGTGGTGCATATGGTGTTGTAGAAGGACCTGCTTCTGGTGTCTATTCAACAGACAGACTACTTTTTGTTAAGACCATTTCTGGAAACTTCAAGTCTGGTGAAACAATCAGAGATGAAGATTCAAATACAGTAAAGATTGCAAAAGATAATACTATCTCACACTTCACTGTTATCGAGAGAGGATCTGGTTATTCTGCTGGAGCTACCATCTTATTAAATGGTGTTGAGTATGATTCGTCTAAGATCGAACCAACTGTTTATGGCGGTAAAATCTATAAAGTAGCAATCAATAACCAAGCTGCTCTCAGAAACTTAGAATTCACCCAACCACCAGAAATTGTAATTGCTGGAACTACCGATAGCGCAGGTGCTGCTGCTGTCCGTGCTGTCTTAGTTAGAAATGCTGTTACTACATATACACCACAGAATGTCAAATCTATTGGTGGTGCGTATGGTTCTGGTGGTAGCAATAAGTTTAGTGCTGATTTAGTTGTAGATAATCAATCATATTCAAACATCTCCGCTGTAACTGATTACACTTTCTTCGGCAAGAAAGGAACGATGTTTGTCGAATCAACGAGTTTCAGCGCCGATGCCTCTAGCATTGTTCAGCAGGGAGATCTAATTCAATTCTCTGACCAGGATAACAATCTAGTTCGTGCCATTGTTCAGTATGCAACTCAAGCAGCGGGGGTTGCTAAGACTAGAATTTATCTAGATACAGCTCTTCCTGGTGATGTAACAAATACAAGTATTGTTCGTCTAAGACCTAGACCAGACAATACTAATGGTGGAACCCTTCTATTCCCAACTGGCAGTAAGCAAGTAGAGCAAATTTCTGCTGGTGGTGATGACACTAAGATTAAGTATTATTTCCGCAGAGATTTTGTAACAACTGCTTCCACTTCTGGTGGAACGATTACATTTGCAGCACAGTTGCCATTTGGAACACAAAGATTTGCTGCATTCACAGAAGAAAATTATATCATTACAGTTCTTGACCCAGGCGATGCTCCAAGCATTGCAAAGGGTGATATCATTTATATTCCTACAGATGCTGTAGAAATCTCATCTTCTACTGATACTGCCAGTGGTCTTACTTCTGGATCTATTAGTCTACAACTAACATCTGATTATTTTGGAACTATTCCTTCTAATGGTGCGTTCCCTAAACTTAAGTTAACCGCAACTCTAGAAGTATCTAACGCAAAACCAAGACTTAAGACTGCTGTAAGAAATAAGAGAATTGTTGTTACATCATCTGGTGACCGAGTTATTCCTCTTAGAGGATCTGATTACGATACTGAAGTTATCGAGACCCTCTCATATTCCGATGTCTTCAAACTAAGATATGTCTATGAAGGAACTCCTTCACAAGCTCCAGACGTTGATACTGCTGGCAATCTGGTTTCTGGAACTGATGTTACTTCTAGATATACATTTGATGACGGTCAAAGAGACACCGTATATGATGTTTCAAGATTAGTTCTCAAACCAGGATTTGAAGCATCTGTAGGACAACTTGTTATTGCTTTTGATTATTTCGAGCAATCTCAAGGAGACTTCTGCACAATTGACAGTTACCTACACGAAGCAGGTGTTCCTGAAGATGAAATTCCTTCTTTCAACTCTCCTGTTCTTGGTAATGTAGAACTTAAAAATGTAATTGATTTTAGACCTAAGGTAGACACCACAGCAATCATCCCAGGTTATCTAGATAAGTCGCTACTAGAAGTTACCGAGGGAGCATTTGCTGGTCCTGGCGCTGTTGTTTCTAGCACTCCTGCTCCAGATGCTGGTATTGAGTATACTTTCTCCTTCAGTCAAATCCAGTATCTAGATCGTATTGATGGCGTATTCCTTAACAAGAAAGGAGAGTTCCTAGTAAAAGAAGGGAATTCTTCTCTCAACCCATCCAAACCAGATCCTATTGAAGATGCGGTTCCTCTATTCTATGCGTACATTCCTGCTTTCACTAAGACTAGCAAGGATGTAAGAATTACTCCAGTTGATAATCGTCGCTATACTATGCGAGATATCGGTAAATTGGAGAAGCGTATTGAGCGTCTTGAGTATTACACTACTCTTAGCATCCTTGAGCAGCAAGCTCTCAACATGCAGGTCAAGGATGAAGTTGGTCTAGACAGATTTAAGTCTGGTTTCTTTGTTGATAATTTTGAGGCACATAGCGTTGGTAATTTGACCTCACTTGATTATGCATGTGCTATTGATCCTCAGCAATCAGTTCTTCGTCCACAGTCGAAAGAAGATAGCATTAAACTAGTCGAAGTTAATGTAAGAGAAGATCAGAGAGCAGTTTCTGGTTATAAGAAAGTAAACAATGTTGTCACTCTACCATACTCAAACTTAAATCTACTTGGCAATGAGTTTGCATCAACAAAGATTAATCCAAACCCATTTGTTGTTCTTCAGTATGTTGGAGATGGTGAACTGTCCCCATCAATTGATCAGTGGTATGATCAAAATGAAGAACCACTAGTTGTCGATACAAACACAAGTCTCTTTAATATTTTCTTGGCAAAAGATAATGTTAAGGAAGCGTTCTCCAGCATTCACAACTCATTTGTAGTTAACTGGGTTGGATCTTCACCTTCATTTACTTCAATTAATTCTTTAGGTGAGGTTAATAGTCAGCAGGCATCTACAAAGGTTCAGTCTGCATCTGTTTCCAGTTCTTCAAATATTAGTCCACAAAATAATGATGTTGGTAAAGGTGTCCAAACCAAGAACGTAAGAGGAAGTCTTGTTTCCAATTCACTATCATTCTTTGCGAGAAGTGTTCCCGTTAAGTATGTGATTAGAAGAATGAAACCCAATACTAAGATGTATGTATTCCTAGAGGGAAGAGACATCAGTCGTTGGGTAAATCCCGATCTAAGATTTACTGGTCTTGCAGGTAACTCACTATCAGCATTTAATGGTCCAATCACCACTGATGAATATGGAAATGCATCTGGTTTGATTGTTCTTCCTGCTGGTTTCCCACCAATCGAAAATGCTACTTGGAACGGCAGCGTAGATACTTTATCTTATGATACAAATGCAGAAGAAGTATCAATCACTTCTGGTATTCTAACCTTCAGATTTACTTCTAGTGCTACCAATGCACCTAAGGATGAAGTTGATAGTTATACCGAGGTCAAATACTATGCCACGGGTATTCTTCCAGAGAACCCAGGAACTATTGTATCTACGAAACCTTCATACTTCAAGTCAAATGAAGGTGTTCAGTTAATTGAAAGCAACACTGATAATCCAGTAAGACCCAACCCACTAGCACAGACATTTAAAGTTGAAAATCTAGAGGGCGGATGTTTTGTAACTGGTGTTGATCTCTACTTCAGCAAGAAGAGCAGCAATATTCCAATTAAAGCATACCTCACCAATGTAGATGCAGAGAAACCAGGAAAGAATGTTGTTCCTGGATCCGAGAAGGTTCTATCACCTAATACATTTCTCAAGTGTTATGCGAATGGCGATGTTGCTGTTTACAAGGGAGAAAATGTTACAGGAGTAAGTTCTGCTGCTTCTGGACCTATTCTCAAGATCTTTGATAAAAATAACGTTGAATTGGTAGCAACTTCATCTGGTAAGTATAGTCTCACAAACGAGCAAGTTTATACTTTCGTTCTAAGCAATCACAATGGTAAGTCGTTCGTTCAGAATGAAGATCTAACTATTCCATCTGTAACTACAGCAAATGCTACTCAGGGAACCACTGGAAAGATTACGATTGCAAAAGATAGTGGAAAAGTCTCTAAGGTCAGAGTTACTAACCCAGGACAAAACTATGATAGTGCAATCCTAACTATCGAAAGTCCACAACTTCCTGGTGGATCTACCGCTACTGCAGCAATCAAAGTCTCTGGTGGTAAAATCTACAATGCTGAAGTTTCTCTATCTGGTTTTGGATATACAGAAGCTCCTTCAGTCGTTGTCAGAGGCGTCGGAAATGGCGCTGGAGGGTGCGAAATCCAAACCTTTATTGAGATTGACACACCTGCAGTTAGAATGGGCGTAGCGGTCGATAACGAAGGAGTTACGCAGTCCACAACCCCAACATACTTTGGATTTGAGTATCCTGTATACCTACAAAATGATAGTGAGTATGCTCTAGTTGTAGAAACAGATTCTACCGACTATATGCTCTGGTCATCTAAACTAGGTGCTACTGATATTGCTACCAGCACTGTTATTACAACTCAACCATCACTAGGATCTGTTTACAAGTCTCAAAATACTGAGAGTTGGACAGAAGACATTTTTGAAGATCTCAAGTTCACTCTATATCGTGCAGAGTTTGACATCAGCAAACCTGCAGAACTTCTACTTAAGAATGATAACTTGGGTTATGAACTTCTTGACTACAATCCATTTGAAACTAATGCTAGTGCAAATACTAACGCCACCTCAAAATTATTCAAGAACAACAACTCTATCGTTAAGGTTTCACACAGAGACCATGGATTTGAGACATCTGGTAGGTCGTATGTCTTCTATAGGACTGCACAAGAGACAGGAGGCGTCACCTCTGACATCTTAAACAGCAACCTGTTTAAGATTTCAAACAGTGGTATTGACACATACAACATCACTTCTACTGCAAACGCTTCTAGCAATGCATTTGGTGGTGGAACTAATGTTTATGCATCACACAACAGAAAATTTGAAACTTTATATCCTCAAGTCAATTACCTTTCATTCACTGGAACAAAACTTGAGAACTATGTCAAGACTACTAATGTAGTTCCCGTCGATTCTACGACGACAAATTATACCTCATATTCTCAGACAGACTATGAGAGAACTTTCTTGAATGAACCACAATACTTTACCAATCAAAAGTTGATCGCATCCGAGATTAATGAGACCCTCAATAGTCTAAATCAGTCATTGACATATAAGATGGTGATGACTTCTACAGTTTCTAATCTATCGCCATTGATTGATTTGTCTTCTGCTTCTGTTAAGACATCTACTTCCAGAGTTGAAAACGCAAGCGGTCAAGAAGACAGATTTGGTAGAAGAGATCAAATCATCAAGTTCTATCCAGTTTATCAATTCCAACTTGCAGGAAATGGTGGAACTGAAATCCAAGCAGGTCAAACTATCAAGGGAGTAACTACAAAAGCATCTGGAACTATTGCCAGAGTAAATGGTGCTGTTGTTTATGTAAGAGTTAAGACGGCACAGTTCTTCCAGATTGGAGAAACTGTTTCTCTTGGAAATCAAGCATCACTCACTAGCGTTACCGTAGATTCAAATCCTGTTGAACTATTCTTTGATATTGCTGATGGTGCAACTATCGTTGCTCGCAATCCATCAGTAATTCTTGAGACTTATGACAATAAGATTACTGGTAAATCAGTTCTTTGGAATAACAAAACACAAGAGTTAATCTTAAGAACCGACACTCAACCAATTAGTAATGATTTTACTGGAAGAATTATTGATAATGTAGCATTCGCAAGAAATGCTCAGACCTCAGAACAAGTTTCTGATATCTTCCGTATTGGCGATTATGTCAAGTATGCTTCTCAGGATGATGTCGAAGCATCTTATCTGGAAGTTGGAAGCATCACATATTCTAACGGTATTGATTTTGTTTCCGAAGATTCTTCAAAGAACAGTTCTGCGGTTGCTAAGTATGTAACTAAGGAGGTTGCAATTGGCAATCCTGGAACATCTATTGATGTAAGACTTACCGCTAACATCAAGGATATCTCAAACATCAGAGTTCTCTACAGATTTAAGAAGGCATCCAGTCAAGAAAACTTCGAAGATATTGATTGGGAATACTTCAATGCTGATGGAGGTCCTGATAATCTAGAGATTGCATCCAGTGAGAACAGCATCTCTGGAACTGTTGAGAAACAATCTTCGTATCAAGAATTGAAGTATAGCGTTGCAGATCTTCCTGAGTTCTCTTCGTTTGCTGTTAAGATTGTAATGAAGACTGTTGACCCAGCATTCGCTCCTAAGGTTCAAGATATCAGAGCAGTAGCATCGTTCTAATTTCCGCGTATGTCGTATATCAAAGTTGAAGGGCATGATGGTCTTGTCAGGGACGAGACCACAGGTGCCATCTTGAATTACAACGATTCTGCTATAGAAGCTAGGCGTAAGTTGAAGCGTCTTAATTCCGCGTTGGACGACATAAATATGTTGAAGAATGAAATCACTGAAATCAAATCACTACTGAGAGAGTTAATCAAAAATGGCAGTTCTTAGATCCGTTGCAAAGACAGATACCTTTGAAAAACAAAGGCAAACGATCAACTCTATCGGGCAAGATTTATTTAATCTTTCCTCTGGTTCAGCCTCTCAAACTTTTGGAGGAATTCAATTATTAGATGGCAGCGTTTCCGCGCCGTCGTTTTCTTATGCGAATGAAAATTCTCTCGGTTTTTACAGAAAAACTCTTGGTGTTTTATCTGCTGCAGCATCTGATAAAGATATTGTAGATTTAGCAATTACGGGAACTGTATACTATACAGATATCAATTTAAGAAAATATTATATTACTAATAACGACATTATTGTTACCTCTCCTGGTTCTGGATATAGCATTGGAGCATATTCTGCCGTTCCTCTTGTTGGTGGAACAGGTAATGGAGCTACTGCTGATATTACAGTTACAGATTGGGTTGGATCTATTACTAACGCTGGATCTAGTTATACTGAAGGATCCTATACATCAATTCCACTTCAAGTTATTTCTGGATCTGGTTCGGATGCATTTTTTACAATAACAGTTAATGCTAGTGGAAATGTAGATACCTTAACAATTGGACAGTATGGCACTGGATATACAGCAAATACTATCCTTGGTCTTTATGGACAAAGAACAGCAACAACAACTTTGTCTACTGCAGATGTTCAGATCATAATTGATGATACATCAAATGTTCTTGTAAATTCAACGGTAACTGGAACTGGAATTGCGGCAGGGACTATCGTTTCATCTATTATCGATGCAACTACTTTAGAATTATCTGCAAATCCAGAAATTGATGGTGCATCCACAATTACTATTGTTCCTCCATATGGTGGTGGTTCTGGATTTAGATATACCATTTCTGCAACACAGGCTGTTTCAATTGTATCGATTGTCGATGGTGGCAATGGTTATGCTACTGGAGATGTTCTTAATGTAAATGATGCTAATTTAACTGTACCAACCCCATATACAGTATCAGATATTACGGTACAGAGGATTACATTTGTAGAAACTATTTCTGCTGCAACATTTTCCATTGGAGATACTCTAGAACTTTCAACATTAGATGGAACTCAATTTTCAATTAAGGAAATTACCACTTCTGGTGGAAATATTGCTTCAGTAGTTTTACAAGATGGAAATTTTTCAGCTACAGAACTTGTAGTATTAAATGGAGTTGCAACTCCAGTTTACACTGTTAATACCGTCACAACGGAGAATAGAGCGGGAATTGATCTTGATGATGGAAATGGAGCTCAATATACTCCAAATTTAACTCTATACGAAGGCGGATCTTATGAATTTACATATTCTGCATCCAATCCGTTTGCTTTAAGTCAAACTATTGATGGTCCAACTGAGTATCAAAATGGAGTTACTCGTGATGCTGAGAATAATAAATTAACAGTAATTGTATCTGATACATTCCCATCAACTCTGTATTATTTCAGTACAGGTAATCCAAATTATGGAGGAACTTCTTCCATAACTATAAATCCAAATAATCCAAATCCACCAGGATCTGGATTTCAATTACTAGTAAATAGTGTTACTATTTTAGATAGTGTTTCTCTTGATATTATTGATGGTAGTGTAACTGCATTAGATACCGTCACAACAAATCTAACAGCAACAACTGGAACCGTATCCACACTTACTTCCACAAATGGTGAGATCAGTGCCCTTAAAATTGCGACATTAACAGATAGAGGTGCTGGAATTGCAGTCACAACTGGAGGAACTACTAATTTTACAGTAACTCCTGGTAATAATTTTAATGTTGGAGCAGCACTTTCCGTTCAAGCATCAACTGGCAATTTAACCACCAGTGGAGTATTGAAGTCAACTGGTTCGTTTAACTCTAACGACCAACTTACTATTACTAATAACACAGTTGCATCTCTAGGAACTTCGGATGTTGTTCTTGCCCCTATAGCAAATACAAATGCTAAAGTTAGTGGCACGATGTCATTAATTATTCCGTCTGGAGATATTAGTCAAAGACCACAAGGAGCAAAAGCAGAAAGTGGTTCAATTAGATTTAACACTGAGACGCAGCAGTATGAAGGATATAATGGTATTGCCGCAGCATGGTCATCTCTGGGTGGTGTAAGAGACGTTGATGGTAATACATATATTCTTGCTGAAGAATTTACTGGTGCAAATGATAATACTTTCTGGTTCTATAATGGAGGAACCAATAGTCTAACCATCAGTCAATCAACAATCAATTTAAAGTCTGCAAATAAGTTTAAGTCCACAGATGTGTCATCTTATACAGTATGGGCAGGAAACACATATTATGGTCTTGGAGAATTGTTATATCAAGATCTTAATGTATATGAAGTAACTGTTGCTGGTCTGTCAGATACAATTGCTCCAACACACGAAACTGGTGCCGTAACCGCTAATGGAGGCACACCAACTATTGCTGGTGCTATTGCAGAATTTACCGTTTCAACTCCATCTGGAAATAATGCGGCAGGAACGTATAGTTATGATGATACTTATGGTTCTGCACAATTTGAAATTATATTCCAACTTGGAACAGTTCAAGTAAATCTTCTAAGTCAAGGATCTGGTGGTTATTCTACTAGTGGGGGAGGAGTAGATAATGTTATTACTATTCTTGGTTCTCTTATTGGAGGAACTGATGGAGTTGATGATCTAACGATTACAATTACCGAAATTGCTGTAGCTCTAGAACTAACTTGGTATGGAACTACAGCGGGAAACATCGAATTTGAAGATATCAATGAAGTAATCTTTACAGACAGCACAATTCATGCATCAAATACTATCAGTGGAAGAAATTTATTAATAACTGGCGAAGAGATTGAAGCAGATGGAAATCTTTCTATTAAAATTCCAGATGGTTCTAATCTCGTCGTAACAGCGACAGGATCTCTTGCAGTTCCAGTTGGAGATAACCTGCAGAGAGGAACTCCCGTTGCTGGTTCTATTAGATATAACAATGAGATCAATCAGTATGAAGGATACAATGCTGCTGCTTCAAATTGGTCTTCTCTTGGCGGAGTAAGAGACGTAGATGGAAATACTTATATTATTCCAGAATCTGCTGCAGGTGCTAATGAAAACATTTTATACTTCTACAACAACGACGACAACACTTTACAAGTAACACAGTCACAAGTTCTGTTTGGAACTATTGACAGTATTAGTTCGACAAGCAATGCACTCAATATTAATGTTGAGAATGTAACATTCAATAATCTACATTCTGGAATTGATGTATCAGACGCTACAACTACTCTTGTATATTCGTCGGTAAATAATTTAGATCTTGGTCTCAGCACTGGTCTAACTATCGATACAGTATTAAGATTGTCTGATGCTGGCGAAATTTTCTTGAATAAAGGATATGGAACTGGAGTTTTTGAGGGGGTCAAATTTATTGATGCCTTCCTAAAAACTTTTGAATTGGATGACGTTCAAATCAAGACAGATGATGTAGTTCTAACCAAAGGAACTACTGATACTGGAACTGTTGTTTTGTATGATCCAGTAGAAGCAAAGAGTTCAAAAGTTATTGTAACAGCATATAACACAACGACAGAAGACATTCACACAGAAGAAATTAGTGTGATTGTAAAAGGAAGTGACCTATATACTGTTGAATATGGAACAAACAAAACTACAAATCTTTTTGCTGCTGTAGTAGATCTTAATGCCACTGGAAAAGTTCGTTTGTCTTTAGCATTAGATAGTGGTATTACTACTGGTGAAATTGTTAACATCACCGTAGTCAGAACTAACGTAAAAAAATAGAGTAACCTAACATGGCTTTAACAAACAATCCGCTAGATTCGGGGCATGGATTTTCTGTAGGATATACACCAGTTATATCTGCTGAAAGAGATTTGAAGAATATCAATAGTTTATCAATTCAAAATGCAAACTACACCGATGCCATTAAAAATGATTATATTGTTAGAGGTGTAAATACTGGATTTATGACCTTAGATGGAAGTAATTTGATCGATCTTCCTAGCAATACAATTAATTTTATCAACTCAAAAATTATTGGTATTAACACAACTGGTTCTGCATATTACTCTGTAAAATTTGAAACTGTTGTTACAGTAGATGCAACTGGTGATGTTATTTCTAGATCAAATATTAAAAGTATTATTTCTGATAAGGTTCCTTCAGATCAGACTTGGGCAGTAGAAGAATACGATGGTGGTGCAAATAACAAATATAGTTACGCAACTACCAGATCTGGCGCTGCAGATAATGCAAAGTGGATTGGATATATACAAGTCATAACTTGCACTTTATGATTTAATCTCGTAATAAATAGAACGAGGGATACAATAAAATCTTGGAGTTTCCAGTAAGATGAGTTTAGAATTTAATGCCGACAAGCAGGAGCTTAGGTCTTCAAATCTAAAAATTGCTAGTTCAGATGACTTGACAGTCCGTTCTGGTGCTGGAACAGATGAAAAGGAAATTATGCGTTTCCTTATTGATCCTACTAGTAAACTGCCTAGAGTTGGTGTTAATAGAACTGGTAGAAGACTAGAATCAATTGCTGTTGATACCACGGGTAGCGGATATACTTCTGTCCCAGATGTAATTATCTCCGCTCCAGATGATCCTATTCTTGGCGTTCAAGCAACAGCAACTGCTAATGTTTTGGGAGAAGCAGTAAGTAGCATTTCTGTTGACAATCCTGGTTTTGGTTATTCTACTCCACCAACAATTACAGTATCTGGTGGAGGTGGCGTTGGTGCTTCTGCAACTGCGTTTTTGGACAGCGTAGATTATGAACTCGACGTTAACGGTGCTATCAGAACATCAACGTCTATTATTTCTGATACTGCAAGAATTTTAAACCTTGATATTGAAAACTTTGTTACTCCAGATATCAACTTCAGGGCTCCAGACTTAAAAATCTACTCAAATGCTGCTGGAAGTATTTGGGAAGCCTCAACAACTTACCCCGAAGATACGTATCTATATTTTGGAGATAATGTATATCGTGTAGAAAATACTGGTAGAACAGGAACCAATGCTCCACTATTCAAAGATGGATCGGATATTAATGGAGAAGTAACTCTAAAGCATATTGGTTATAGAGTTGACGATCAAGAAAAACCATTTTATGGTCAAACTGTATATCCAAGATCTGTAACTCCACCTCTAGGAGATAGATCAGACAGAATTGCTACTACAGAATATGTTCTCAATCTAGCAACCAATGACGTTGGTGGTCGTGTTTATGTTTCACAAGAAATTGGTGATGACGTAAACACAGGTAGATCTGCTGCAACTCCTGTAAGAACAATTAAGAGAGCATGTCAGATCGCTACCGAAACTATTGGTGTAAAGGAAACAGTTATTATTTCTGGTGGCGATTATTCAGAAGATAACCCAATTTCAATTCCACCCGATTGTTCAGTTGTTGGTGATAACCTACGTCTGGTAATTATCAGACCAAAAAATCCTCGCAAACACATGTTCAAGTTTGCGGACAAGAACTATATTAGCGGAATTGTCTTTAGAGATAAACTAGATTCAGAAGGAAGAGCAGACGAAACTTGGGATTTCGCTGTTGCTTTTGACGATAAGCAAAGACTTTACTACGAACCAACTGCTGGTGGAGATTTCCTAAGAAACTTCCCAATCGGTCACCAAATTTTTGGTAAGCAAAAGTTTAGAATTACGTTCCAGGATCATACTGGTATTGAAGTTGTTGGAGGAGATCCAGTTAGTTCTTTCTTAACAATTGGAGCAACAGTTCAAGGTGTTAACAGTAGTGCCATTGGTACTGTGATCGGTGTTACATACGATTCCACGGAAGCGCCTGATGGATATACAACAGGTACTGTTGATATTGAAGTTGTCAGTGGAGCATTCAACTTTGCTGATATTTACCAATATGATGTTGGAACAGATCCAAACATCACAACATACGAATTTGTTTCTAACGACCTAAAATCTATTCGTGCGGAAGGCGAAGTTGTATTCCATGGAACAGAGCCAGGAACTCCAATTTCAATTACCAGAATTGATGGTTCTCTACAGGGAACATTTACTGGTGGATTTGGTGGAGACGATGATCTTGGTGGTATTGTATTCTACACCAACCCAATTACTGGTAGAGCAAATACTCATGATTTTAAAGAAGGATCTGAAGTCCTTATCACTGGATTGGTAGGAAATCTAGCAGAACTAAACGGTGTTCAGAGAATTTATAAGATTATTGAAGATGCTGATGGTCGCGCAAGAAGATTTGTAATTCCAAAGAAACTTCCATCATTTACCGATTCAAACTTTGTTCCAGTTGCTGTAAATGTTAGAGGATATTCCCATTATGTTTTAGTATCACTTCTAAACTCACCAAATAATTTTGAAGCAACTCCATCACTCGGAAGAAGATGGCAAGATGCTACAAACTTAATCAAGAATAACGTTGAGTTTATTAAGGACGAAACTTATCTTAAAGTCACAGATGAGTTTGACGGTGTAAACTTCACGACATTTACCCAACCAGATCCAAATAAGTGTCGTAGAGATATTGGACACTTTGTATATTCTATCGTTCAGGATTTACAATTTGGCAGCAACTTTAATGTTATTGAAGCTGCAAACCGTTATGTCTCAGGAACACAAATTGGATACATTGGTAACGAAATTACAGAAACTGTAAGAGCATTTGAAATCGCAAAAGATTTGTGTAAACTTGCTGTAAGAAACTGGCACACTGGTTCTGGTTTATATTCAGAACCACAATATACCCCAGAATATTCGGCACTTTCGTATTACACAGACACTTCTGTAATTGAGGACAGCACATTCACACCAGGACCATCTGCTACCTGTGCAGATGTTGTTGCTGCGATTGATACTCTAGGTTACTTATTCGTTGATGTTATCACTAATAACGCTGCTGATAGGTATCTAGATGCATCTGAGTTGATTGCTAGAAATGAAGAGTTAATTCTCGAAGAAACAATTGGTTTCGTATCAACTCAATTCCCAGATTTCTATATTCCAGATGATAATGTCGATACAGATGGACACAGATTTAAGGATGGTAGAAATCTAATCTACGCCAACTTTACAGAAATTGTAGACACTGCATATGATGAAATTGCTATTGTTCATCCAACATTTACAAATCCAGATCCTGTAAAATGCAAGCGTGATATCGGGTATATTGTAAAAGCGACTGCAAACGATCTTTATAATGGCGGCAACTCAAATATTATTCTTGCTACAAAATATTACTTTGATGGAAGCGGAAATCCAATCAGTAATGGATTAGTTGGAGAAGAAGCGGAATCTATCACTGCTTTTAATAAAGCAAGAGATTTGATGAAGCAAGCAGTTACAAACCAGTTAACTGTAACTGACTTAACAATTACCGCAGATCCCGCAACTGGATCCAACACAGATCCTAACTCTTGTGCAAATGTTAGAGCAGCAATCGACACCTTAGTTGGTGTTATTACAGATGCTGTATCCAATGGAAACCTCAACAATCTCCCAACGGTTAACTATGGAGATTATGTAGTAGGTGAGAATGTCTGTAAGAGAGATATTGGTTACATTCTCCAATCTCTAAGAAGAGACATGGTTCTGGGTGGTAACTCTGGTATGGTTACCTCCGCTGAAGCATATTTCACTGGAGGAGTTCTTACTGGCATTTCTCAACCAGAACTTCCTGTTACAAGATATGCCTTTGAGAAGGTAAGAGATCTTTGTATTCTTGCAGTAAGAAATTGGCATACTGGAACTGGTGCATACTCAGAGCCAGTATACCAACCACTGTATTCCATCTTACCTCTGTATACAGATTCAACTGTCACCGAAGATACTACTACACCAACTTGTGCTGATGTTGTCTCAACCATTACAACATCTTTCCAAACAGTAGATGATATTCTTGCAGGTGGAACTCCACCTGCAAAAACTTACGGAACTCTATACAATACAGATTCCATTTTAAACGTTCCAGAACTTTCAATGTATGATATTGACCAAAAACGTGTCAATATTTTATCAACATATATGGATCTTCCTATTATTGAAGCATCTCCATATATTCAAAACGCTTCTGTTATTTCCTTTAAAGGTGGTGGTGGTTGCGAAATCGATGGTAGTAAGGTTAAGCAACCAAACTGTCCATTCCCAGGTCTAGACGCTAACGGCAATGCAGAAACTCCCAACCAGGGTAAATCCATGGTTGCTGCACAGTTTACCATTGTTTCATTCAACGGAACTGGATATAAGATCATTAACGATGGATACACCCAGCTGGTTTCGGTATTCGTTCTATTTGCTAAAGATGGTGTTCTCGCAGAATCTGGTGGTTATGCTTCTATTACTAACTCTGCTACTAACTTCGGTATCTATGCTCTGAGAGCAACTGGTTACAGAGATGAAGCATATTCGTTCGACATTGGAACGGTTGTAAGCACAAACATTACTCCAAACGGTAGCACAATTCTTCGTGTTGGTGGTCTTGGAAGAGAACCACTTGAGCACTATGTTGTAAAATTTGCAGATTTTGAGAACCAAGATCCTAACATTGAGTATTTTGTTGATAGTGTAGGTTCTGTAACTGTTGGTCCTCCTTTCACAGCATCTCTCTCACTGAACGCTCCTATTCTTATTCAGGATAAAGCAACTCAAACTCCAGTTCTTAACGTAGATGATGCCACAATGGTTGGCACACAGGTTAGACTTCACAGACCATCTATCGTTAACTCCTCTTCACACACTTGGGAATATGCTGGTTCTGGAACAGACTATAATGCTCTACCAGAAAACGGCGGAACTAAGATTGATGGATACGAACAGGTTTCTGAAAACTATGGTCGTGTTTATGTTTCTGGAACTGACGAACTTGGAGACTTTAAGGTTGGAACGTTCGCAAAGATTGAAAACAGAACTGGTAACATTACCTTTACTGGAACGGTTTCGATCTCCGAAGTTGAATTCCTCAAATTGAAAGGTGGTGACGTTGTTGTTACAGGTTTCTCTGCTGCTAATGACCTTGGTGGAGCATTCTCCAGCAACTCACTGATTTCAACTCAGAAGGCAGTCAAGGATTACATTGGAAACAACCTCGGTCCCTATCTAAACAAACCATATTCAACTAGCGCAGTTCCTAGAGCACTGGTTGAACTTACCGATAGTGGTAAGATCTCTCTAGACCAGATCCCAGCACTAAGACCATTCAGCATCTATACGGTTGCTGATGAAGCAGAAAGACTTTCTCTAGAAGGTCCACTTGCGGGTGATATCGCAATTCAAGGTGATACTAACACATCATACATTCTAGAAAATGATCTAACAAGTTCTTATCTCGGAATTAATGTTGATCCTACTCTTGTATTTACTAATGGTCAACTTCTGACAGGTGATATCACTGGAGGTATTCAACAAGTTACTGATTATGTTGAAGGTGTAGTATACGAAATTCAAATTGTAGATGGTGGTTCTGGATACACTTCTGCTCCAACAGTAAGTATTGCAGCTCCTGCCTCAGGAACTACGGCAACAGCAACAGCAACTATCGCTGATGGAAAAGTAATTCTTATTACTATCACAGAGAATGCTGGATATGTTGGTGGTCAAGGTTATACAACGGCACCAGGAATTAGCTTCAGTGCTCCTGGTGCTGGTGGAACAACTGCCTCCGCTAATTCATTAATTGAATCTCGTGTTTATGCAAATATTGTCAACAATATCAAGATTGAAGATACAGATAATATTGAAGATCACGCCCCAGCTCCAAATCTAGTAAATGTTCTACGTGTTGTCAATACTTCAGCACAAGATATTGATAACTGGGTTTCTCTATCTACAACATCAGTTGCTGTTAATAATATCACTGGTCCTGGCAAGATGTCTACGACATTGCTTGGTGATGGAGCTGCATCTTCCTTTACATTCCTTGCTGGTGATCAAACATATAAACCAGTAACTCAGACTATCAAAGCACTAGAAAATCGTTACTTCCTCAAGACGATTTCCGCTTCAAATACTCCATCACAGCAATTGGTTTTCAATGCCGATAGTCAGTTACTGATTGGTCATGAGTTAGTTCCTGGATCATATTTTGCAGAAGATACCACAATTTCTCAAATTGTTGTAGCAGACGGCGAAGCAACACTTACGCTAAGTACACCAATTCAATCTAGCGTTCCTTCTGGGGCAGTTGTTGAATTTATCAGACCAGATTCTCCACTAGTATTTGATGCTTCTAACGTAAAAGTAAATTATATTGATAAGATTGTAATTACCAACCCTGGAAATGGATACACCGATGGTGAATACTTTGGTGTTGACGTTTCTTCTGGTGGAGTTGGAACGGACTGTTTCGCTAACATCGTTGTTACTAATGGTGGTGTTACCAGCGTTATCGTAACAGATGGAGGATCAAACTTCACTGACGATTATACAATTTCTCCAAACCCAACTATTCTTGGCACTGGTAACGGTCTTGTTCTTGCAGCTAAAGTTGCTAACTCTGTTAAAAACAGTGGCGTTATTGGAATGGACATTAGAAGAGTTGATGATAAAACTCTTGATGCTGATCCATATGGTAATGCTGGTATCGTTCGTTTCCTCAAATCAGATACAGCAACTGGAAGAATTGGTCAGTTTAGATTTGTTTCTGGTGGTGGTGTTTACATTGACCAGGGACCAGAATCTGGATTTGATGCTGACAAACTAGATGGTCAGCATGGTAACTACTACTTAGATGGTCAATACTTCATCGATTCTAGTATCGGACCATCAAAACTTGGTAGTGGTACTTACAGCATCTCTATCAGTGGTCAGTCTGGTAACACAATTCGTCTGAATACTCAGACACTAAACTCTGGAAACAGCGGATTGCCAAATACATTTAATGTTGGTATCACATCCGCTTGGAAGACTAATTTATCAGATGGTTTGGCAGATCCAACTAGACCAGATGATCCAGACAGCGGATATCATGGTGTTATCACTTTCCGTCAGTTTGGAGATACTTCTAATGATGATACTGGTGGTGGTGTAAGACAGTTAGCGTTTACCGATAAAAACAATCTTTGGTTGCGTGGATCTGGAGCAGGTGTTTCGGAATGGTCTGATTGGAGACTATTGTGGCATGATGGAAATGATGGTGTTGGATCTGGTCTAGATGCTGATGTTCTTGATGGTAAGCAAGGAACTTGGTATCAAAATGGAAGAAATATCAATTTCGGAAGAATTGGTGCTTCTCATATGCCAGAGTTGTTTGATAACACTCACATTTATGAAACACTAAGTGTCAAAAACTATTCTGGAAACTCAATTTTTGATGTTTATATTTCTGGACGAGTTCTAAACACTTTCCCATTCTTAATTAATGAAACAATCAATCTATATGATAGCGATTCGCAAGGTGTTGGAACGGTATATGTTCTCAATGTAATCACAGATGATACTAATACAGATCCCACCGAACATTACACTATTCTAAGAGTACGACTTGATAACGGTGGATTTGGTGCTTCTGGTGCTATCAGAATTGGAACCGCCTCAATTAACGTTCCATTTGATGACTACACACCAGCAACTCTAACAACTTATGAGTTGGCATCACTAACTGGTAGTGGTGGACAAGCTGCACTAACCCTTGGTGCTTCTGCAGTATCTGGTTCTCCAGAGATCTTGTTCAGATCTAGTGGTAATGGTAATGCATTTGATGTTTCAATTACTGCCACTGGTGGTGGAACAGCAGGAAATCCTGGTCAGGGATCTCTGAATATTACTGCTTTTGATCCAAACAGTCTCACACTAAACAATAACAAAGTTTGGAACGAAGGTAACGTTACTTTTGAGGTTGGACTATCTAGTGGATCTTATAACAGTAGCGTTGCAAACGGAACCGCTGTAATCAGAGATAGTAGTGGTAATTTTGCTGCTAACAACATTACTGCATCTCTAACTGGTGCTGCTTCTCTGAACGTCCTGAAGTCTGGCGATACCATGACTGGTAACCTGACTGTTGGTTCCACTGCTACTGGTTCGGGAAGATTTGTTCGTGTCCTAACGAATGATTCCAACAACGCTGGTTTTGAAGCATATGGTAACTCACAGGGAACTGGATATCTCTATGTTGGTCAGTCATCTACTTACGGTGGTGGTCTTGCATATAATGGTGATGGTTCACCTACATTCTCTTCTGGTGAACTCGCTGATAGAATTGCATTCTATAGAAAAGATAACGGAACTAATACGGTAGTATTCCAATATCCATATAATTCCAATACAGTTACATTTACTGGAAGAATTGAATCGCCAGAGGTAGTAATCAATGGTGGAACTGCTAGTGCAACAAATGATGCTACGGTATACATCACAGCAACCAACAACAATGATTGGGGTCTGATTGTTGACAAATATAATGGTAGCGCGAATGAATATGGTCTTAAAGTTGATGTTGGATCTGGAGCAACCTACGCTATACAAGTTAGAGGTAATGACGCTGAGACATTTAGAGTTAATGGTGCTGGTGGAATTTTTGGAACATCTCTAACACTTGGTACTGGTGATATTGTAAGTGCAAGAAATGTAACTCTAACTGGTAGCATTTCTCTGACTGGTAATAGCACTAGAATTACTCAAACTTCTACATCCACTTGGAGTGGTGACGCTGGATCTGGAGTTGGTAAACTTGAGTATCACTCAAACAGATGGTATATCAACGCTGGTTCTAACAGCACCGAGGTTGTAAGATTTAGAAGAGGTGGAAGCAATGTTGGTTACATGGATAACAGTGGTAACCTATATCTTGGTTCTTCTAATACAGCAACTCTGACTGCTGGTGTTGCAAGACTAACTGGTAACAGTGATGGTATCATGATGACTGGAACTGCTCCAACTATCACATTTAGAGATACCAACAATAGATCAGGATACATTCATGTCAATTCCAACTTGATGTATTTCTTATGCGGTGCTACAAATGCTTCTACAGGCGCATGGACTCAAGTTGCTAATAGCAGATGGCCATTGTATCTCAACCTAACAAATAACCAAGCGGTATTTGGTGGAGATATTGATGCCAATACTGGTAACATTTACGCTAAGACTTTCAGAACATATACTGCATCATTTGGAAGCACTTCTCTCGGAAATAACTCCAACAATAATAACAACGTTCTCTATGCTAATGGCGATCGTCAGTGGTTGGATACTTATGGTGTTGTCAAGGCAAACAGACAATCTATTGCCGAAAACCTCACAATTCCAACAACACTAAACGCATGTAGTTATGGTCCAATTACGGTTAATAGTAACATCACCGTATACATTGGCAATGGTGGAACTTGGACAGTCATTTGATAATCTTAATAAATAGTCAATACGGAGTAACTAATAGTAATGAGCACTATACGAACTAATGCTGTCCAAACTGTAGATGGTAGACCACTTTTAAATACAGCTGGATCTATCGTCCAATGTGTTGTTGTAAGGACTGATACTAGAACTACATTTTCAGCACCAGGCTCTGGTAATGGAACTGTAATTTCACAGTTAAATTTGACCATCACCCCAAGAAATTCCGCTAACAGAATTATCTGTAAGTGGATGGTTAACGGCGAATTTAATAATGAAAACGCAGTATTCACTGTCTATCAGGATGGTAGTCTTATTACTCAAAGTGGAGCTCAAGGATATAACTCATATTCAAATTCAAGATGGACTGGTGCTGCTCCTTCAGTTTATGACAGAAACAATAGTTCAACTCCACAAAACACGGTAATTTTCTGGTCTGGAATTGCTGGTTCCACATCATCCAGATCTTATAGACCAGCTGTTAGAAGTTCTAACTCATCAGGCAGAACGTTCTATTTAAATCGCTGTGTTGGTAGTGGCAACAATGGTCAAAACGCATATGAAATTACCGTATCATCTGGAGTTTGCTGGGAGGTAGCAGTATGAGCACACTTAAAGTAAATTCAATTGTAAACACATCCAACAAAAAACTTTTGAACAATAGTGGAAATATTGTTCAGACAGTTCATGTAAGAACAGATGCTAGAAATACATGGAGTGCTCCAAATAGTTATATTTTTACTCCAGTAACTTCTTTAACTCTAACTATTACGCCACAGCATCCTAATAATCTTATTGTTGTTCAACTATGTTTGGCTGGTGAAATTCATCACGACACAGTTATAACAATTCTTCGTGACTATGGTAAAGATGAAAGTTTGCCATATGGAGTAGATGCAAACTCATTTCACAATTTCAACCCAAGACACTCTGGTATGATTGCTGGTGATTATACTGGTGATGATAATAGTTCTACCCCAAGAAATTATTTCTTACAAGGAACTTGGCAAGCAAACACTCTTTCCCAGATTAGATTTACTCCTGGGGTTAGATCTTCTAATGGTAGCAACAGAACATTATATCTAAATAGAACTCAGAGTTCTGCTGGGCAAAATAGTTATGAAATTTGCTATTCTTCCATGATTGCGTTTGAAGTAACAAGAGGATAAAAATCATGTCACTAATTAAAACAAATACAATTCAAACCTTAGCAGGAAGAAATATCCTCACAAATAATGGACCAGTCATTCAGGTAAATACTGTAATGAGTGAGAGAAAAAATTCACTTTCATCACCAAATAGTGGAAGTGGAACTCCTTTGAGAGATCTTACTATTGGAATTACCCCAACTGCATCTTCCAGTAGACTTATTGTTGAGTTTATGATTATGGGAGAATTACACCAAGATAATGTTTGGTTAATTCACAGAAATGGCGGTCTAGTCACAACTGGCGGTGAGCAAGGCAGAAACTCCACAAACAACAATAGATGGATGGGATACGCATCTGGATGGTATGATAGAAACGAAAGTTCTACACCATCTTGCTGGTATCTGTTATATCACTGTATTGCTAATACAACTGGATATACTTATTTTTGTCCAGCTGTGAGAAGTTCTAGTACAGGTAACTATACGTTCTATCAAAACAGAACCGTAGGTTCTTGGGGTCAGGATAGTTATGAGACTGGTCTTTGCAGTGCCACAATTTACGAAAGTATTAGACCATAATAAATATAAATAATACGCTGGAAGATTGAAGCACCAATGTTTAGAAGATTAACCCCACGTCCAGATCTTGCGGATACTTTACATGCAATGTATCCAGATGGAGCAATGTTTTCAATTGATGAAGACGGCAATGTTGAGTGGATGCCAGATAATGTCCACGCACAACCATCTAAAGAAGAGATTGAAGCTAAGCACGCTGAGTTGCTAGCAAAGTTTGATGCCGAACAACTATATGCAAATCAAAGAATTGAAGCATATCCAGAATATCATGAGCAACTAGACATGCTCTTCCATCTTGGTTATGATGGTTGGAAAGCAGCAATTCAAGAAATTAAAGATCAGTTTCCAAAACCAGAATAAGAATTTAATTTTATTATGATCATAGTTGATAATTGGTATGACGACCCATATGGGGTCAGAGATCTTGCCCTGTCAAAATTTAAAACTGACGATAACATACCAGGCGATAAAAAAAGAGCTAATGGTTTTGAGATTTATCCAGGCAGAAGAACAAAGGCATGTCTAAAAAATCTAATTGAAAATAAAGATAAAATGGAACGAAGTTTGGGTCGTTCCATAGATACAACCAGATGGGCATTTACATTAGCAGTTGACAAAGAAGTATCATTTGATCTCCTTGAATTCGATCTAACAAATATGGAGATGAAAATAAAAGGAACAGATATATATCTAAATCCTTTTCTGCCAATGTCTAATGGATGTTTCCAGTATTGTGATGAAAATTCAAAAATGTGGATACATTCCGACGAAATGAATTCATTTGCGGGAGTTGTATACTTAACTCCAGATCCACCAGAAGGAACTGGAACTGGGTTTTTTAAACATAAAGAAACTGGAAAATTTTATAAAACTGATAAAGAACAATTATTCACGCCAGAACAAGCATCAAACTTTGATGAATGGGAGATGCTAGAATATTGTGAAAATGTTTTTAATAGATGTGTTATTTTCAATGCTAAACATTTTCATTCTGCAACGAAGTATTTTGGAACCACTCCAGAAAATTCAAGGCTAACACAAGTATTTTTCTTTGATTTGTTATGATTACTAATATTTTTCAGATCCCGATCGGGAAGTATTCCATAGAAGATTGGGATACATTGAATAAGACATACGCACTTTCGCAGTATGCAAATTCTTTCATTGAGGAAATCAATAAAGATGGTAGAGATGGAGATAATCTCTATACAGATTTTCAAGCAAATGCAAAGTATAATAGCAGTCCTCAGTATCTACAGAATATGCTGAGTATTATTACACCAACTGCACAAAAATTCTTTGATGAAGTTCCTAAGCTAATCCCAGAACTAGCAAGTGTTGATTGGACAGTAAGTGGAGCATGGTTTGAAAAACTGACTAATAATCAACTACATGGTGTACATAACCACGGATCTTTGGGATTTAGTTGTGTGCTTTATATTGATTTTGATCAAGAAAAGCATATGCCAACAACTTTTATTTCTCCACACGGAGATTATATTGGCGGTGTAACTCAAATGTTTTGCCCAGAAGACATCAAATCTGGTGACATTATATTTTTTCCCAGTATGCTAAATCACTATGCTCCAAAAAATTTATCAGATGAAGAAAGAGTAATTTTTTCTTGCAATTTTGTTCCTATCCCTCAACAGAGATAGACTAAATACTTACACACACAATTCACGGTGATTACTATGGATCCAGCAACATTAAAGAAAAACTTTGAAGAGCAGATTGCTCAAACCGCAAAACAGATTTCGGAATTAGAAACAAATCTGACTAAAGCAAAAGAATACAAACTAAAACTAGAAGGTGGTTTAGAAACTCTAGGTCTTCTTGAAGGAGAAGGAGAAGAGGGTCAAGTAGCACCAACCGAAGTAGTAGAATAAATACTAAATCCCTTCTTCCTAAATAGGTAAGAAGGGATTTTTTGTGTGTAATGGCATCTCCAAGTTCTAGGGCTGATCTTATCACTTACTGTAAGAGGCAGCTTGGTGAGCCTGTCCTCCAAGTTAATATTGACGACGAACAGGTAAACAATGTTATTGACGATACCATCCAGTTCTTCCAAGAGAACTGCTACAATGGTATGGAGAGAGCATACCTAAGACACAAAATCAATGCTGATGATCTAACAAGATTTGATGGTGAAGATACCACATCATCTGGAACTACGAACTGGGAAGAGGCGACAAATTATATTCCCATTCCAGATCATGTTGTAGGTGTCACCAGAGTATTCGGTCTAGTCAGCAACTCAATTCGTTCAAACCTTTTTGGTGTTGAATATCAGTTGTTCCTGAACGACTTGTATGCGTTTGGATCACTTGATATCCTCAACTACTATATGAATAAACAGTATCTAGAAACTCTAGATATGGTCCTCAACAATGGATCATTCCAGCAGTTCAGATACACCATGCGTCGTGATCGTTTGTATCTTGACATCAATAAGTCATTCCTCAAAGAGGATACCTGGCTCTTGATTGAAGCACATCGTCTCATCGATCCTACAGATGCGACTGAAATGTATAATGATATGTTCGTGAAGAGATATGCTACTGCTCTGATGAAGAAGCAGTGGGGTCAGAACCTAATCAAGTTCAACAATGTTCAACTGCCTGGTGGTATCACCCTCAACGGCAGAGAACTCTACACAGACGCACTAGCAGAAATTGAGAAAATCGAAAGCGAAGTTCTCAGCAAGTATGCTATTCCACCTATGGATATGATCGGATAAGATGCCTACTAGTCCTTACTTTCCAACATACTATCAGGGAGATCCTGGAGAGCAAAACCTCTACCAGGATCTAGTTGACGAGCAAATTAAATTGTTCGGAACAGATATCTATTATCTGCCTAGAACTATGCTTCAAGATAATACTCTTGAAGAGGTAAGATATTCAAAGTATCAGGAGCAGTTTCAGATTGAGATGCTTCTACAAAATGTAACTGGATTTGCTGACGGAGCAGAGTTTGTCAGTAAGTTTGGATTGAAAATTACAGACGAGGTTGTATTCCGTGTCTCAACTAGACGTTGGGATCAGGTAGTAGCAGCAGAGCAACCAACTCTAACTTATGACGGAAGACCTAATGAAGGAGACCTTCTTTACTTCCCACTAACACAAGACATCTACGAGATCAAGTTTGTAGAGAAAGAAAGTCCATTCTTCCAGTTTGGCAAGATCCAATTCTACATATTAACTTGTGAACTCTATGAACTCGGTAGCGATACCTTTGAGACAGGTGTTGAAGAGATTGATGATATTGAACTGGAGTTTGGCGCTGCCATCAAACTTGTTATGGATCCTGGTGGCACAGGAGCATTTGTTGTTGGTGAGGAAGTTGTTGGCGATGAGTTCCTTGCTAAGGCGACAGCAACAACAGATGGAGATGCTGTAGATAGCATCACCATTACTGATAGTGGATTGCATTACAATTCTGCATTACCACCTACAGTTACAATCTCAGGAGGCGGAGGAAGTGGAGCAACAGCCACAGCATCAGTTAGTTCGACTGGTCTTGTTACTGGCATCCTTATCACTAACGGTGGTTCTGGGTATACTTCAGCACCTACCGTTACAATCGACTACTCGCCAAAAGACAACAGAGCAGAAGTCAAGTCCTGGGATGCTACTACAAGATCTCTACAGGTCATCAACAGAACAGGAACCTTCACTACCGCTGAAGTAATTACTGGTCAAACATCTGGTGCTAAGTGGTCACCTGAATCTTATGACACTCTAAATAATACGAGCACTACATACTACGCCCAGAATAGG